TCCGAAGACGTAGACAGCGTAGACACTCGCGTTTCTCTTGAAGAAAGCACTGAAGCCGCAAAGGTTTCCAGTATTGACTCAAGAGTTGCAGCAGAAGAAACTGCTCGTTCCGAAGACGTAGACAGCGTAGACACTCGCGTTTCTCTTGAAGAAAGCACTGAAGCCGCAAAGGTTTCCAGTATTGACTCAAGAGTTGCAGCAGAAGAAACTGCTCGTTCCGAAGACGTAGACAGCATCGACGCTCGCGTTTCTCTTGAAGAAAGCACCGAAGCCGCAAAGGTTTCCAGCATTGACTCAAGAGTTGCAGCAGAAGAAACTGCTCGTTCCGAAGACGTAGACAGCATCGACACTCGCGTTTCTCTTGAAGAAAGCACCGAAGCCGCAAAGGTTTCCAGCATTGACTCAAGAGTTACAACAGAAGAAACTGCTCGTTCTACTGACGTAGACAGTATCGACACAAGATTAGCAAGCGCTGGATCTTCGGATTCAACTAGCATTGCCAGCTTAGATACTCGATTCGGGATAGAAGAAACTGCTCGTTCCGAAGACGTAGACAGTATCGACACTCGCATTTCTCTTGAAGAAAGCACCGAGGCTAACAAAATTGCAAGTATAGATACCAGGCTTGGACTGGAAGAAAAAACGACCCAAGTCGCAACACTAGCGCTCACTTCTGGAGCGGAGTCTGTTGAAATTAATTTCAGCAGCGATCTCTCCATGGAAGGATTCACTTCAACCCCAGCGGTTGCAGCGATGATGAGAAATACGGACGCTAGCGCTTCAATTATCATACCTATGTTAGTTGGAACAGTATCAAGTACAGGATGTAAGTTTGTATTTTCTGATAACATTGTTGGAAATAATTACAAAATGGACATCATCGTCACAGACTGATATTTTAGCTTAGCTAAATTCTCTAAGGAGACTCTTCGGAGTCTCCTTTTTTGTGTGTAAAAATATACATGTTCAATATGTTTGAAAATTGGAAAAGAGATAATATTGATAAATATAATCACATGAATAAAAAAAATAACACAAAAAAAGAAATAGACCCAGAAAAGGCCAAAATAATAAGAAAGCTTAAGCATAAAACAAAATACCTGGATATAGAATATGAAGAAGTTCTAGATTTACTTAGCGAAGCCAAACTAAACTTCTTTAATACAATACGAGAATATTGCACAAAAAACCCTACGGCAGAAAACCCACTTCAACCAATAGAGCAAGAAAGAGAAAAAGGTGACAATAATAAAAATGTAGATTCTGAAGAGGTAAAGTCTATCTATAGGGAGATTGTTAAGGCAACGCACCCAGACAAAAACCCTGGGACAGAAGAAGAGGCTAAAGAAATATTTATTAATGCATCTCAAGCTAAAGAACAAAATAAAATTGAAGATCTCATAAACATATCCTTTGATTTAGATATTGATATATCTGACATAAGTATTGGCTTAATAGAAGAAATAGAAAATTCATTATTAGAAAAAGAGCTTGAAATACAAAAAATGAGAAAGGACACCGCAATTCAATGGTATAATTCTCCACAGGATATTAAGAATAAATTAATCGAACAAATATGTCCAACCCCAGATAAATAATAGTGATCTTTTTCTTGACTATTATCGTTATAAATGCTAGTATCATAAAAAATGAAAGATAAAACAGGAGAACTATTAACAAAGAATATCGCTGGAGTAAACAGGATATTACCCCACAAACACAAATATGCATGGGACCTCTTTATTAAGAGTTGCGCAAACAATTGGATGCCAACAGAGATTTCAATGCAGAACGACATAAAACAATGGAAGAATAATGAAATTACAGAAGATGAAAAACTACTTGTCAAACGCTGCCTTGGGTTTTTTGCTGGATCTGAGTCTTTGGTTGGTAATAATCTTTTGCTTAGCGCCTTTAGATTTATTACTGACGCTGAGTGCCGCCAGTACATCCTTCGTCAAGCGTTTGAAGAAAGCCTTCACAACTTAACGGTTGTTTATGTGTGCGACAGCTTAGACTTAGATATTGATGAAGTCTTTACTGCATATGAAACTATTCCAAGCATTAAAGCTAAAGACGATTTTCTAATGAGTATTACAAACGACATTAGCAGGCAAGACTTCGACCCGTACACAAAGGAAGGTAAGCAAGAAATATTAAGAAATTTCCTAACATATTGGATCGTTTGCGAAGGAACCTTTTTCTTCAGTGGTTTTGCTATGTTACTTGCTTTAGGAAGACAAAATAAATTACAAGGTATTTCTGATCAAATTAAGTATACTTTAAGAGACGAAAGTTCTCATATTGCATTCGGAACATATTTAATCAACACTTTAATCGAACAAAACCCATCGATTTGGACAAAATCAATACAAGAGGAATTTGTAGAACACATGAAGAAAGCAGTAGAGCTAGAAATAGCTTATGCTCATGATGTTCTTCCAACAGGTATTTTAGGTTTAAACGCCGAAATGTTTGTGGATTACATGTACTACATTGGAAATCGCAGGTTGCAAGGAATAGGTCTAGACTGGTACCAATTCCCTAGTGACACAAACCCCTTTCCATGGCTTAGTGAAGTTGTGGATGTGCAAGCCATGGGTAATTTCTTTGAGAGAAGAGTAAGAGAGTACCAACAAAGTGGGTCCTTAGAGGATGATTTCTGATATCATGTGTAAATTATTACATGAAACATTTTGGACAATATCCTCGATCCTGCATTTATATATGCAGGGGTTCGAATAAAAAGGGTTTTATTATAGATGAATATATAGAATCTGGTGGCCCTCTAGACGGGCAACATTTCATAGTGATTCAAGATAAAGACACTCATGAAGAGGTTCATGTTAAAAAAGAAGATGTTCTAGAAACCATTGATTAATGTGTAAATAACATCAATATGAGCGAAATAGATTACCCAAATAATAATAATCCATCTAACCTAAATAAACCAAATTATTCTAACCAAACAGTCCACGACCCCTCGAAGACTAAATCGGATAGAGGTTACTATGGAAATGATAACACCGAGCACTATTACTCGAATTGCAATAATGGCTTAGGCCAAAATAATAAGCAAGCGCACCCTAACGCTTTTCCAAACTCAAACAAGGAAGGTAAGTAATGTTTTTTTGTATACTGTATTTACTATCCGCGTTAAGTATATCTGCTGTTGCTGCATACTTTAGCGTCATAGGTTTAGCTACAATATTCCCAGGGTCAATTACCTCCGTAGTTATTATGGGTGGAGTTTTAGAAATTGGAAAAATTGTTACTGCAATATGGCTGCATAGAAATTGGAAAAGCTCTCCTTTTCTGGTAAAAACTTATTTAAGTTTTGCGACGCTTGTACTCATGGGTATTACAAGCATGGGTATCTTTGGGTTCCTATCAAGGGCTCATATAGAGCACGAAACAAACACTCAAAGAGCTGTTGCAATGTCAGAAACAATTGACAGTAAAATCCAGAGAGAGCAAGATTTTATCGAGAGGCAGAAGCAGCAAGTGGCAAACCTTGAAAACCGAAGTAGTAAAACAGCAGATACAGCAAGGCTAGACATTGATCAAGAAACACAAAAAATTAAAGATATTACAGAACAATTAAATAAAGATATGCAATTTGAGCAATCTAGAATATCTGACGAAAAGAAACAGCTAGAAGAGCTAGATGCTGCCGTGCAAGCTTTAGAAAATTCTAATGGAGGATTATTCTCTAATAAGAAAAAAAAGCTGGAAGAACTATATAAAAATCAAAAAACTTCTAGAGATCTAATATTAGCAAACATTGAAAAATATAATAGCAATATATCAACTTTCAGAAATAAGGCGAATGAAAAAATCAAAGAGATAGAAAATAAGATAACTGAATTCAGAAATAGAAGTAATGAAAAAGATACGACAACTTTACCCCAAATAGAGCAGTTCTCTAAAAACATTGCAGATGCGCATGGAAGGATTGACATATTAGAAGTAGAAAAGATAGGCTTTACAGATAGCGCTAGAGAACTAGAGGCTGAAGTTGGGCCTGTAAAATATGTAGCAGAAGCAATCGCAGATTTTACTGGGAAAGAATTCGACATATCTCAGGCAGTCAGGATAGTTATTATCATTCTTGTATTGGTATTCGACCCACTCGCCATATTATTGGTGATCGCGGCAAATATTAGTATAGAAAAATATCTACCTAAAAGTCAGCCAGAATACAAACAAGCAAAGGAGCATCTTTATGAAATTAATGCTAAAATCAAATCATCTCAAAAAGAATTAGATTACAATAAAAAAGCCTGCAAATCAATGCAACAAACAATAGAAGATAACCAAAACTGTTTATCAGAATCTGAAGATGAACTAAGATGCATCAAGATTGAAGTAGAAAATAAAAACGAATCACTATCTAATCTTAAAAAAGAAATAAAAAATACCCAATCTATTGAAAAAGAAATAAAGAAATCAATAAAATTGATTGAAGAAGATTTAGTAAATCAAAAAAATCAATATGATGCAGAAATAAAAGAACTTAAATCGCTGCAGCAAAAATTAAAAGAAGATCAAGAGCGATTTAAAGTTGAACGAGGAGATCTAGACAAAGAAAAGAAAGATAAGTTTGATCAAGTTAAAAACGCTAAAAAAATTCTTGAAGAAAAAGAAAAAGATATTAAATTAATATCTAGCGATTTAAATAAAATAAATAAAAATATTGAGCAGAACAAAGTCAAAATACAAAACCAAGATAAAGAAATAGAGCAAAAAGAAGAAATGATTGAAGCTCTTAAAAAATCCTACCAAAAAGCTGTAGATAATTCTAGCGTAATAGATATATTAAAAAATACAAACATAAATGAAATTTGCCAAAAGCAAGAAAAAGGCAAACTACTATCAATAAAAGAAGGCAAAAGGATTCATCAATTTTTGATCCCTGAAAATCATTGCAAATTATCAAATCAATATTTTCATGAAATAGTAAATGAACTTAAAGACGTTAAAAACGAAGACCTTGAGCATGAGTATAAAGTTTCAGTTAAAAAGTTTATAAACTATAACGTTCCAAAATATAATGTCTTGACTACTTAAGTTTAGTATGCTATACTCAACAAGTGAATAAGAAAAAGGTAATAGAAAGACTTGTCTCAAAAGAACTAATTCAAAACTCGAAAGCTTATTTCAAGCAGGTCTCAATACTAAAGAGTTTGCTCAAAGATTATCCAGATGAGTTATTCTGGAGTAATATAAAATTTGACTTTCCGTTGACAAGTCTCTTTTTCTTTAAGACAAAAAAGGGCGGCAATATACTATCCCTTAAATATAAAGATTATACTTCTAGCCAGCAAAAGCAGGACACCTTCTCTTTTTCATGGGGCGAAGATTTCAAAATACAAACTAAGACGAAAAATATTAAGGATTTTTTAAATGAATAATACTCAAGAACAAATAGAACAGTTTTTAAACGATAAAGACAATAAAAAATATCATTTCAATAATTTTGAAGAGCTTAATTATAGAATTCCATCAGGAAGCTTAAATTTAGATATAGCAATGGGCGGAGGCTTGACATCTGGTGCTCATAGATTTACAGGGATAAATGAAGGCGGTAAAACTAGCTGCGCTCTTTCTTTTGCCAAGAACTTTCAAGATCACTTTGGAAAAAAAGCGATGGTTATCGTTGTTAAGTCAGAAGGCAGGTTAAGTCAAGATATCCTAGAAAGAAGTGGTATAGATACAGATCCTAATAGGTTTTTTGTATTTGACTGTAATGTATTCGAGAAAGTCTTTGAGCTCGTCAGGAATCTAGTGATGGAAAATAAAGATGATAGAAGATATATGTTCATTATTGATAGCGTAGATGCGTTATGCAGGATCAATGATTTAGATAAAGGTTTCGATGAGCCAGAGCAGGTCGCTGGAGGAGCTTTAATAACTTCTGTTTTTCTTAAAAAAATGGTTCTACCAGTTAGTAAAATGGGCCACTTAATGATCTTAACTAGTCAGGTGAGGGTTGAAGTCTCAACAAACCCCTATGCCTCGAGAGGAGGACCTAAAACAAAACAAGCGGGCGGAAACGCTGTAAAACATTATGCAAATTTCATACTAGAGTTTGAAGAAAGATATACATCTGATATCATGTTTACTAATCCATCTGCAACCAGAATTGAAGATAAGGGAGATCCTATTGGTCATTATTGTAAAATAAGGTTCAGAAAAAGTGTGAATGAAAAAACTGGAGCCCAAGTAAGATATCCAATAAGATACGGAAGGACTGGTGGTAATTCTGTCTGGAAAGAAAAAGAAGCCCTAGATATGATGTTTGTATTTCAGATGGCAATTAAAAAGGGTGCATGGATATCGTTCTCAGAAGACTTAATCGCAGAACTTGAAAGCAATTCAATCGAATACGAAAGTAAGTTTCAAGGAGAACAAAAACTACTGAACTACTTAGAATCCAATCAAGAGCTGTCAAATTTTCTTTACGAAGAATTTAAGAAATTTAGTAATGCGATTTAAGACATTATTCGGTGTCCTTAAAAGAGTACCTAAAGCTCATAAATATAAAATTAATTGGACAGGCTCAAGCAGAAGCAAGATACAATTTTCTGTAAAAAAGATTCTTCAAGAACTATGGGAAGAGCATGTAGTATTTGAAGAGTTTCCTGTGGTTGGCTCTAAAATGACTTTAGATTTCTATAATGCTACAAAAAAAATTGCAATAGAAGTTCAAGGTAAACAGCATACTAAATATACCCCCTTCTTTCATGGAAAGAATAAAATAAATTACATCTCTCAGCTAAGGCGGGATCATCAAAAAAGAGAGTTTTGTGAAAAAAATAATATCAAGCTAGTAGAGATATACTATAATGACGAAATCTCAAAAAGCAGTATTTCTAGTGTAATTAAAGATAATGAGTGAAGAAATTAATCCAGACTCTCTTCCTGAGTTTTCTATGCCAAGTAATTTGCTTAGTAAAATATACGAATTCTCGGGCTCTTCTGAAGAAAACAAAGGTTTCATTTTAATCTTTGCAGATCAATCAGGTACTCCACAAATAATATCTCAATCCTGCTCTCCCGTTATAGATATGGGTTTAAGAAAAGCTGCGGAAGACTACCTCGAGGAGTGCTCTTTATTGACGAGGCCTGATATAAATCCAGGGGAGTAAAAAGTTAATTACTTGACAAAAAAGCCCTAAGCTGGTATATTTATACCATATGATATATTCTTACGAATGCGAACAACAACTTTTAGCTGGGTTAATTAAATTCCCAGGGGCTTACGCTGAAATCGCACCATTTATATCTGATGAAGATTTCTTTGATCTGTCTAGTCAGGTAAATAAAACAATCTTTTGCGTTTTAAGGCAGGCCTTGTCTTCTGGAGAAAAGATAGACGAGGTAATTTTAGCAGAAAGAGTAAATTCCCTAGGCATCTCTTTTGAAGATAATTTAAACATATTTGACTACATCAAATCTCTTTCCATGAGAAGAGTATCTGAAGACTCCTTAATGGTGTCTGCAAAAGAATTAAAAAAATTAACCGTCAAAAGAACACTGTGCAGTGCATCTTCTGAAATGGCTAAAAAAATACAAGAACTACCAAACACCGCAACATATTCAGAAATAGTCGAAACTGCAGATGAAATTTATAATAAAAAAATAGATCTATTCCAAGAAGGCGATGATCTTCCAAGCAATATATTTGAAGACATGGAAGAAGTTATAGAGGAGCGTGGAGAAAACCCAGTTGAAGAATACGGCTTCTTAGGTCCGCATAAAACAATAAATAATCTATATGGCTCGCTCCTAAGGCCAGGCAACATAACAGTTATTGTGGCGCGTTCTGGAGTGGGTAAAACTCAATTCTGCATGGACTTCTGCACTAAAACATCTATGTCATATGAAAACGCGCCAGTATTACACTTTGACAACGGAGAAATGAGCAGGGAAGAAATCATGAATAGGCAATGCGCAGCAATATCAGGCGTACAGTTGCATTTAATTGAAACAGGAAAATGGCGCAGAGCAGGAGAAGAAACTGTTCTAAAAATGAGACGAGCCCTTAAGCAGGTGAAAGACATGAAGTTTTACTATTACAATGTCGGGGGAATGTCCGTAGACAACATGATTAATGTGGTTAAGAGGTTTTATTATTCCAAAGTCGGAAGAGGCAACAGAATGATTCTAAGCTTCGATTATATCAAAACTACATTCGAAAATTTTAACACAAAAACCGAGTGGCAAGTCGTAGGAGAAATGGTAGATAAGTTTAAAAGGTTAGTTCAAAAGGAAATCGTTTACGAAGGAGAACCTATGATTGCAATGATGACAAGTGTGCAGAGTAATAGGTCAGGAATCGTTGGTAGTAGAAATTCGGATTCTGTAGTTGATGATGAAAGCATAGTTTCTCTCAGTGATAGAATTATTCAATTCTCTTCTCACCTTTTAAGTTTAAGGCAAAAAACTTTAGATGAACTACAAAACGAGCCAACTGATTTCGGAACCCATAGATTAACATGCATAAAGCATAGGCATCTTGGTCCAGATGTCTACAGGGCGTTAAGTCCTGTGGAGATGCCAGATGGTTCAAGGAGAAAAAATTCAATCAACTTAGAGATTAATAATTTTAATGTGACAGACAAAGGGGATCTTAAGGATCTTGCAGATAATATGGACTTAAACGACGTAGAAGCAAATGCTGGAAACGGCTTCTTTGAAGCACCTAACTTCTCATGAATTCAGAAAAAATCAAAGAATCATTATTAGCCTTAGGTTTTAAATTAAACGACAGAGGCTCTTACTGGCAGACAAATGCTATTTTCAGAAATGGAGACAATCAAACAGCGATTCAAATCTATAAAGATAAAGGCATATGGAAAGACTATGTAGAAAACACACCTTGGTCTCCTTTTTCTCGTTTAGTAGAAATTACACTAGGCACTAACGATCCCAAAGAAATATCTAAATACATAGACGAAGATCCTGCAGAATCGATAGGATTTAATACAGTCACTAAATCGACAGCCCCTAAACTACAAGTCGAAGAAACATATGACTTAAAAATACTAGAAAGATTATTGCCGCATTATAAATTTTATAACGACAAAGGTATTTCAACAGAAACATTAAAATCTCTAAAAGGAGGGTTAGCGAGCACTGGTCAACTTAATCAGCGTTTTGTTTTCCCGATTTTTAATGAAAACGACTTAATCCACGGGTTCTCTGGTAGAGATATGTCAAAGCAAACAAGCAGCAACAGGCCAAAATGGAAACATATTGGACGAAAGACAAACTGGATATATCCAATGCATACAGATAAAAATACAATAAAATATATTGAAGAAGCCCAATCAGTAATTATCGTTGAAAGCATTGGCGATCTTTTAAACCTAAAAGAGAATGGCCACCACAACGTACTAGTTTCATTTGGATTAGATATTTCAAGCAAGCTATCAACATTCTTAGTTTCCCTTCCGATTAAAAATATAATTTTATCTCTTAATAATGATTTCTCTTCATCTGAAAATAGAGGGATGAATGCGTGTTTTAAAAACTTCCTTAAACTAACAACCTTTTTTGCACCCGAATCATTAAAAATATGTCTACCCACTAAGTCCGACTTTGGAGATATGAATACCGAAGATTTCAATGAATGGTCGGAGAAACTAGATAAATGCATCAAAGGTAATCAAATAGAAAAAATTAAAAACGCATGCGAAAAAATGAGAAGCGAGGGCAAACTGTCTCAAGCTTTATCGAAGAAAATTAAATTTATAAAATGACAACAACAAAAAAAACCTTCCTTTCGGCAAGTAGAATAAAAACTGCGCAGCAATGCTCGTGGACATATTGGTGTAAATATATATTAAAACTACCAGACAAAAGTAACGACGGAGCAAGTAAAGGGTGGATATGTCATTTAGTTTTTGAAGTGCTAGGCAACCCAAGGCATCAAAAATACATAAAAGAAATAATTAAGCATAAATCAATCTGGTCTGTAAAATCTATAGCCCAAATGGTCCAAAAGCATGCCAGAAGATTAAATGTCAATGATCCAGAAAACCTAGAGGATATAAACAAAATGACCCTAAATGGTTTAAATTATGATTTCTTTGGGAAAGAAGAAGGAGACTTAGATTATTCATATTCAGAAAAAGACTTCAACCTATCAATAGATGAAGATGGAAAAAGATACAACATTAGAGGCTTTATAGATAAACTTTTTTTATATAAAGATAAAACAGCAATCATTCGAGATTTTAAAACTAGTAAGCAGAAATTCAAAGGAAAAGAAATTACAGATAATATGCAAGATTTAATGTATTGCCTTGCAGTAAAAAAACTCTTCCCAGAATATAAGAGTATTTCAGAATTTCTATTCTTAAAATTCAATTTAGATAAAAACTTATTAGGTGAAGCTGGTCCAGGAAGAATTAAAATGGACTACTTAACTGACGATGTACTAGAGGGTTTTGAATTTGAATTATCTTCAATACAAAACTTTATAGACAACTTTGATGAAAATAATGCTAAAGAAAACTTCGCAGCAGACCAAAATTATCCTAAGGATGGTACATTTGGTGGACCGTTGGCGTGCGGAAAAGATGGCTTTAAGATGAGTAAGGGTAAACAGCTCAAAGACAAAGAAGGAAACCCAATAAAAGCATTTATATGTCCTTTTAGAAAAGCTTTTGAATACTACGTATTGGTTGACAAAGATGGTAAAATAGAAAAAAGCGTGTATATTGAAGATAAGGATTCTTTAACAGAATTAGCTCAAGATGAAAAAACAATTGAAAAAAGACAATACGAGGGATGTCCTAAGTGGCAATGTTCAGGGCAATTCGAGTTATGAAAATTCACTATATGCAGGCACAGTTGTATATTACAAAAATCTTATACTACTTGCAAGAAGAATAGAAATTTGTCCATTTTCTAAAAAGCCTCCTCCCTATGCCGGACACTGGTCTTGCTTTTGTGGCTCTATAGAAGAAGGAGAAACTCCTCTGCAATGTGCAGTTAGAGAACTAAAAGAAGAGACTGGATTCGATTTTCCAGAAAAAAACTTTAAATATGTAGGGACATTAGAAAGGCTATCGATATTTAAATATGAAGTCCAAGACATATTGACTCCAGATTTATGCTACGAGCATACCGAATCTGGATGGTTTAAAAAATCAAAACTATCTGTACTACCAACGCCGATTGATGAAAAATTAATAAGTTTGCTTAAATAATTGCCATGAGAAATTTGCTTAAGAATGTGCAACTTGCACTATTAATTCTATTTTATTTATTTTGGGCTACCTCGCTTTTTAGTATTTATATATGCTGCTCTATAGGCGTTGTTTATTTATTATCAAGATTAAATAATAATTAAACGATCTTGACATAAATCATGTTTTGGAGTATACTTATATCCATAAATGATACCAATATTCTCTTCACATTATAGTATAGGAAAAAGTATATTAACACTAGGAAACCCAAATCAAGATAAACAAGATGGAAGTTCCAGTATATTCTCTATCCTACAAGAGCAGGACATGCAAGAACTATATCTATTAGAAAACAGCCTAACAGGACTTCCTGAAGCTTTAAAAAATTCAGAAGAACTCGGCTTTAAGTTAAGGTTTGGACTATTAGTTAAGATATGTGAGCAAGAGCATAAAATTGCAGTTTTTGCGAAAAATTCAAAAGGTGCAAAATTATTAAATAAAATATATAGCCTTGCATATAGCGGACAAGAGTGTATTACAGAATCAAAACTTAAAGAAATATGGGAGCCTGAAGACCTAATGCTCTGCATACCATTCTACGATTCTTTCATATTTAAAAATATGATGAGTTTCGACAGTTGCACTCCAGACCTCAACGAACTTAAGCCGACATTTTTCATAGAAAAGTGCGGGCTTCCCTTTGATGAAGTACTGGAAAGTAAAGTGATGCAATATTGTAATCAATTTAAATTAAACACGCAGGTTGTGAAATCCATATATTACAACAAGAAATCTGATGTTAAAAAATTACAGACATACAAATGCATCTGCAACAGAAGGTTTGGCAAGAAAAGCTTATCCAAACCAAACCTGGATCACTTCGGAAGCGATGAGTTCTGCTTCGAGTCTTACCTAGAACATAAAAATTTATGAAAGAAACACTATTAAGGTTTAATAAAAAACAAAAATATATGTTTTTTGATTATGAAACCTGCAATCTAAATCTTGTCTCCGAGGATAATAAGCCATGGCAATTAGCATTTATAGTTACAGATCTAAATAAAACCATAGACAAAGCAGACTATCTTATTAAATGGAAAAACTTAAATGTCTCAAAGGAAGCAGCCAAGATCACGGGCTTCAATAAGGTAAAGTATGAAAAAAATAATGTCTGCGCAAAAAAAGTTCTTGATCATTTTGAGAAATACCTATATGATCCTTCCATCATTAAAGTAGGACATAATATCTTTGGATTTGATTTTTATATGCATAATATCCACAGAAAAGCTTGCGGGAAGAAAACCGACTATAGTTATGTAAAAAACTCTCTAGACACTGTGTGTTTAGCTAGGGCAATTAAAAAAGGTATTAAGAAACAGAAAGAAACAGATTTAGTCTCTTGGCAATACAGACTGCTCAATATAAGAGAGAGGAATTTAAAAGTAAACCTACAGCAGTGCTGCAAAGATTATGATATAGAATTTGAAGCAGAGAAACTGCATGATGCATTGTATGACATTGAAAGAAATGTTGATTTTTTTAAAAAAATGATATGGGACATTGAAGTATGAGTTTTTCAGATAATTTTACAGAATATAAAGACTGCATGGAGCCAGGAGTATTGCTTCCAAATATTAATATTGGACATAAAGAATATGAAGAATTAAATGTGTCAAATGATATAGATAATTTTGAATTCTTAAAGTCTTTGTGCAGGAAAGGTATTAAAGATTTTGATATACATAAAAAAGACAATAAACAAGTTTACTATGATCGAGCAAAAGAAGAACTATCAATATTAAATGAACTTGGCTTTGTTGATTATATTTTATTGAATTGGGATATATTGAAATTTTGCCACAGAAGTAAAATACCCACAGGCCCAGGAAGAGGTTCTGCAGCGGGATCGCTTGTGTTATATTTAATTGGTGTGACAAAGATAGACCCTGTAGAGAACGATTTATTTTTTGAAAGGTTTGTCTCCAAAAGCAGAGCTAGGAAAATAGAAAAAAATAATAAAATCTATTTAGATGGTAGCCTATTAGCGGATGTAGATAATGATATTGCTTATGAGCATAGACCAAAAGTAATTGAGTACATTGAGAAAAAACACCCAGGAAGAACTGCTAAAATTCTAACCTTAAATACTTTGAGTGGAAAGTTGTGCATGAAAGAGTGCATTAAAATAGTCGGAGATTTAGATGAAAGTGAGGCAGCAAGAGTTAGTGACATGATACCAAAACAGTTTGGAAAAGTTTTACCTTTATCTCAGGCTTACGAGGAAAGTGAAGATTTCAAGAAATGGGCGGATGAAAATATAGAAATTTTTGAAGTAGCGAAAGGCATAGAAAGCTTAAATAAAAACACAGGAGTTCATCCTTCAGGTATAGCAATCTCAAGGCAGAAAATATCAGACATATGCCCCGTACATAAAAATTCCGAAGGAGTTTTAATTACTGGTTATGACATGAATTGGGTTGCAGAATTAATGGTTAAGTTTGATATCTTGGGTTTAAGAACTTTAAGCGTTATAGATGAGACCTGTAAACTAGCAGGTATTCAAGCTGAAGATATCGACCTTCACTCGGGCGACGTATATTTACCGCTTCAAGATTTAAATACTCCTCACGGGCTGTTTCAAATAGAAGCGGAGACAGATTACAAAGTTTGTAAAAAAATTAAACCTAAAAATATAGAAGAGCTTAGTGCAGTTCTAGCCATCGCAAGACCTGGAGCCTTAGAGTTTTTATCTAATTATGAAAGATATGTCCAGACAGGTAGCTTTCAGAGTATTCATGAGTTCTTCGATGAAGTTTTGGGTTACACGGGCGGCATACCTCTCTATCAAGAGCAGTTGATGAAAATGGCAGTAAAGGTAGGCTTTACTTTAGATGAATCCGAACAGCTCAGAAGAATTGTTGGTAAGAAAAAAGTCGACAAAATGAAAGAGTGGAGGGATAAAATTAAAAATAAAATTATTGAGAATAAATTACCTAAAGAAATTGGTGAAATATTATGGAAAGTTGCGGAAGATAGTGCAAACTATTCTTTTAATAAAAGTCATTCTATCGCATACTCCACCCTTTCAGCATGGACGACTTACTTAAAGTTCAAATACCCTCAAGAATTCTTTTTATCTTTATTAAAAATGACCAGGTTTGAGCCTGCGCCGCAAGAAGAAATTAGCAGAATTAGTAAAGAATTAAGCAACTTTAATATCAAATTGCTTCCACCAAACCTAGCAAAGTCAGATATGGATTTTAAAGTCGAAGGGAAAAATATTAGATATGGACTGAATAGTATTAAAGGTATTAGCGAGAAGTCTATAGACTCTCTTATTAAATTCCGAGGAGAAGATACGGACTCAAAGTATGAGATGTTTATTGCGGCAAAGCAAGCTGGATTGAATATAGGAACCCTATGTTCTCTAATACAGGCTGGTGCCTTATCTAACTTTGAAGGTAGTAGACCTTTGTTAGTTTTAGAAGCTCAGGTGTTTAATATTTTAACCCCAAGAGAAAAAAGAAACTTCTTGGAACTCGGAGCTAAGTATAACTATAAACTACTAGATAGCATTGTTGACGCCAGAGACAAACAGCTGCCAGCTGATGATGGAAAGCCTTTATTTAAAGAGTCTAGGTTTCAAACCTTTAAAAATAAGTATGAACCTTATAGAAAAATATATCAAAAAAACATCCAAAGTAGTAATTTCGCAGACTGGTATTTTGAGAATCAGCTATTAGGCTATTCTTATAGTCAGAACTTAAAAAATATTTTTTCTAAAAATGGACAAAAATTTATTAGCTTTTCAGACTATTTAAGCATGCAGCAAAATGATTCAGCGAGCATTATTGGCTCAGTTCAAGATAGTTTTGTTCGAACGAGTAGGTCTGGGAATAAATATATGAAAGTTGAAATTGCGGACGAAAACGGCATATTTCAATGCATGCTCTGCAATAACAGAAGAAGTAAAAGCTTAGATGAATTCTTAGAAAACAATGAAGTTCCACAAAAAAATAGTATAGTGGCAGCTTACGGGTCAAAAGGAGATGAAACCTTTTTCATAAGAAATTTAAAAATCATGAATGAGAGCATCTATATGAAACTCGCTGACGTAAAATAGTGTAATTCAATATGATGGAACATAAGCCAAACTTTACGCCTCGCGCACAGCGAGCAATAGAAATCGCAAAAAAATGCTGCAAAGAGCTGGGACATAGCAAAGTTTCCTTAGAGCATTTATTTTTAGGAATCCTAAACCTAAAAGCAGGAATCGTTCATGAAGTTTTAATATCTGTAGGTCTGGACCCAACTTCTTTAATAGAATCTGTGGCCAGAAAATGGAAAAGGACAAAAGCAAAAGATATTAAAGACATAACCTTTGATAAAAAATTCAAACAAATACTTGAGATAGCAACCCTTATCAGTCACAACTTTGGGCATGATTATGTAGGCATCGAGCATTTATTACTTGCCATGCTTAAATATGAAAACTCCCCTATTAATCAGTATTTTAAAGATATTAATATACCTGAAGACATAATTATAGAAGAAATTAAAAATTATTTTAAATTATCAATTAGTAATGAAACTCCATATGTTGTTCATCCTCAAGATATTTACCCTAATTTCCCAGCGCAACCATTGAGTCCGCCAGCGCAAAAAAGTAAAAAAAATCAAAGCCCATCTTTAATTGAAAAATATACTACCAACTATACCCTTTTGGCATCGCAGGGTAAGTTCGATAAAATTATAGGCAGGGACGACGAAATGCTTGAAATGTGCGAAACCTTATGTAGAAGAACTAAGAACAATCCCGTACTACTAGGGGAAGCTGGAGTAGGAAAAACCGCCCTAGTCGAAGGCCTTTCTCAAATTATCGCAAAAGGTAATGCACCAGAACATTTACTAGATAAGAATATTTTATCCGTAGACCTAGCAGGAATGATCGCTGGGACAAAATACAGGGGTCAGTTCGAGGAAAGACTCAAAGGTCTTTTGGAAGAGGTTAGGGAAGCAGAAAGATTTATATTGTTTATAGATGAAATTCACACTCTGGTTGGCGCAGGTAGTGCAGAAGGAACTATGGACGCTGCGAATATTTTAAAGCCCATGCTTGCCAGGGGTGATATTAGATGCATTGGAGCGACAACTCATAATGAATATAAGAAAAGCATACTTAAGGATGCAGCGCTAGACAGAAGGTTTCAGCCAATTAAATGCATGCCTCCGTCTGCGGTAGAAACAAGAGAAATCCTTAACGGCATTGTCTCAAAATACGAAACGTTTCATCATGTATCTTATCCCAAGGAATGCTTAGACTTAATCGTAAACTTGGCAAATCGATACCTACCTAGTAGACAATTCCCCGACAAAGCCATAGACATCTTAGATCAAACAGGGGCAAAAATTAAAATTAAAGCATTTGTAAGGCCTAAGTCTATCAAAGACATGGAGGCTGAGCTAGAAAGATTAATGAAGGAAGAAGAAAAATGCATTAATGAATTAGATAAAATTGAAATAATTAAAAGCCAAGATTCTTTATTAGAAAAGTATTCACAAAAATTAAATCAGTGGGCTATGAAAAAATTCAAGGCAAAGATAAAAATTAAAGAAGAAGATATTCTAAAAACAGTAAGCCAAATCACCTCCATCCCCATGAGCGAGCTCTCAATGACAGAGTCCGAAAAGTTCCTAAATTTAAATAAAAAACTTGAGGCTAAAATTATAGGTCAAAAAGAAGCTGTAGATTCTATATGCCAAGCAATACTTAGATCTAAGTCTGGATTAAGAAATGAGTGCAAACCAATAGGCAGTTTCTTATTATTAGGCCAGAGCGGATTAGGTAAAACCCACACCGCTAAACAAATTTCAAAATGCCTATTAGGAGAGAAATCGGAAATAATTCACTTGGATATGAGTGAGTATTCAGAGAAGACTGCAAGCACTAGACTTGCTGGCGCATCTCCAGGATATGTAGGCTACGAAGAGGGCTCGGTTTTAATCGATAAAATCATGAAAAACCCACATAGCGTAGTTTTATTTGACGAAATAGAAAAAGCTCACCCTGATGTTATTCAATCAATGTTGCAAATACTGGAAGAAGGAAGGTTAACAGATGGATTAGGTCGAGTTGGAGACTTTAGGAACGCAATAATTATAATCACTGGCAATATAGGTAGTGAACTTGCGCATAAAAAACCCGGCGTTGGATTTGCTCCAGCAGAAAATGAAAACGAAAAATATACAGAAAAATTAATTGAAAAAGCCAGTCAAGCACTAAGGCCAGAATTTGTTAATAGATTAACAGAAGTTGTAATGTTCAAGCCCTTTGACAAAGAATCTTTATTGAAAATAATAGACTTAGAATTGAAACCAATTAAAGAAAAGCTCAAAGTTAAAAATATAAAATTATCTATTTCTAAAACAATCAAAGAAGATATCGTTAGGCAATTAGAGGATTCTAAATTTGGAGCCAGGCCTATTTCTAGAATTATTCAAAAACAAATCGAAGACCCACTTGCGACATTACTAATTTCTAAAGAGTTGAAAGAAAACTCCAGAATACTGTTTTCCATCAAAAATGGAAAAGTTTTTAATACAATTAAGGCAGTATAGGTTTTTGAGGATCTAGCGGAATATCTTTTTTTGCAGGGTCCATTGGGTCTTCAAATTTTTCTCCAGGATTATCTGTAACGTTTTCGTTAGGTCCGTTTAATATTAGCATGCAAGCCATAAAGCGATCTCCCTGCTCAGGGTATCTTTTTTTCATGTTAGCATCATATATGCATCTTGTCATGAATTGTTCGCTGCTTTCAGATTCTTGCGGCATAGGATATCTTTTATCCTCGTTCGATAGATAATTGTTCTCAACTTCTTCTTCTTCGGGAAGAGATTCTGCTTTTTCTGGATATTCTTTATTATACTCTAGGGCTTGCCTAACTTGATTAAGCTCCTCTGAAGCGGAAACGATATGCTGTTTCATCCATTCCTCTAGCTCTACTCCGTCCCCAAGATAATCAAAGATTTTTTGTGCATTCTTAGCAGCTTGGAATAGATTGGATCTATACATGCGTACATCATAAGAATCCGCATCGTTTTCTTCTTTGAAATAAATTTGTCTAGATTGTTCGTTTTCCATAGGTTATATTACACAAAAAAAAATTAATTTACATCATCTCCCGAAACTTGATTCGGCTTAGATCTATACATGTTATAATTATGGACCAGCTTTTCTATTGCTTGCCTAGAATCATTCATTAATAAACGGTAACTTCTGGCGACAGCTTGGTTTTCTGACATAGAAGGTGCAGTAATCATTGAATCTCCCTCTCGAATGGTTTTAAAGCTAAATGTCGCGGTCGCGGTGGACCCGTCTAATTGCCTAAGCATATTCCTTCCTTGCTTTCGATAGTAATTCATCATATACATTTCTCGAAGTATGGCTGACTCTTCTTCGTAAAAATCTACCGCGCCATCTACTGCTTCAAAATGAGTATTAATCATTATATTCAACTCTCCTATATGCGCCTCAAGCCAATCTGCTATAATTAATATCTCCTTTTCCCTTTCTTCTTCTGGAGTGGAATACCTAGTGTCCTTAAGTTCTGCTTTCCAATAGAACTCTGCATCAAAGATTGATTCTGCAATAGAAGATAGAGTGATCATTTTAACTATTCAAGTAATCGATTATTTCTTTATGTTTTTTATTTTTCGGATCGAGCGTAACCTGGTGATCTGACTCAACTACGCTTTTGTTAATGCCAAAACCCTCTGCCTTAAAAGCTTTAATTAATTTATTTTTTAAAACAGTTCGATTGCCGCTGGGAAATACTCCGGCTCTTACGGCAACTTCTTGCATATCCGTCAAGTTCATTGACGCAACATTTTCTTCGAAAATTCTAAGATCATTTGTGCCGAATGGGTTTGTTTTTTTAACTTCTAAAATCTCTTCTAATTTACGAACCTGATCTACTGTAGGCTCATATAGTTTTCCATTTGTTTGTTGAAGATCTTCTAATGGTGTTTTCTTTCTTGAGCTAGTTTTAGTAGAACTTTTTGCTCTAGAAGAAGTGCTCTTTTTGTTTTTCTTTGTATTACTCATAAGTCCTTTTTCCTATACAATGTACACAAATATATATTCTGCGTGAACACAAAAAAAATCCACCTAAAAAGGTGGATTTTTTTAACTTAAGAATATTTCTAAACTTAAACAATAATGCCTGTAAGGACTCTATCGTCAAGAAGCATGCGGCCTTCTTCAAGAGACCCGTAGTATCCAACCTTTTGTGATCTTGACACAAATTGGTCGTCAACAACCAAGTCGAATTCAGAACCGGTTTCAGAATCTGTTGCGACTGCACGAAGCATAGATTCACGAGACAAGTCAACTCCGACTATAATTTCTTGAGTAGCTGCGTCAAAGGAAATTCCTCCGGCTTTTACTGAGCCGAAAAGACTGTTCCATTTTTGCCCTTTACCCATTTCATTAATCTCCATGATAGAAACGCCATAGAATTCTGGAATTCCAGCACTATTAAATACTCGTTCACGAAGAGCTTCTGTTCCAGCGATGTCTCCACCTCCATCAACAGTTCCACCAGAACCGTCAGCAACCTTACGATTACTTACAGTATTGATTGGATTGTAAGCCATTCCGCGAATTTCTTCAACAATTTCAGGAGAAACGATCAAGTCGGTAACTCCTCGTCCGCGACGGTCTGCAGGAGTTCCACCAGCCCAAGAAGTGTTAAGTCTTTTGCACAGAGTGAAAAGCTTATTCAGGTCAGCAAGAAGAAATCTTCCAGATGTGACCGCGTCTTGTACGTGGAACTGATCAGCGCCAGCACTATCTTTAAAACTAGCATTACCAAGAGCGGTCAAGATCATGGAAGCAGATGTCTTATCTTGCTTCAACAAAATTTCTTGAGCCATACGTGTGAAAGTCTTGCTTACAACATCCATTCTTGAGCGGGCAGCAAACCTCTTATCAAAAGAGAGTGCGCTATCCAAGCGGTAAGTTGTAAACTTCATTTCTTGTTGTACGGGTGCTACATGATTAGTTGGCAAACCGCCTGGGGCGCTTTGCTGCCAAATTTGAATATAGTCTTCGTCTGTAATATCGTGGTATAAATCCAACGGGATACTTGCATTATCTTCAGAATTAAACTGAAGAGAAGTAAATAAATTACTAAGAGTAGGAGCTTGAGCGATAACTTCTGCTAGCACTGGACCAATAAAGTCTCCAAGTGCAGCTTGAGCTTCATATGCAACCTCGCGATTCTTAGAGGCCATAGCTTTAACTAGCTCGACCTGCTCTGCGGTTCTTTCGATTTTAATTTCCATATTATTAATCTCCTAATGTTAGAAAGAAATTTTACAAAGGGCTTTTCCTCCAGCGCCAATTGCTATGATTCGACCGAGATCTCCAGCTCCTCCGTTGACAAATTTGCCATCTTCGGTTCCAGAAAGATCAATGCCTTGGCCAGCGCCTAAAACGACACCGGTTTCAAAAGCCATTGCGTTGAGAAGAACAAGTCCTCTTGTTAAAACTGGCACTGCTTGACCTGGAAGCACAGCTTGAAGTTCGTCTTTCTTAAGAGGGTAACGAAGAAGATTTTCATCGTTCTCATCATAAGCGAGAGTTTGTTTCAATGTGATACCAATTGGTGGAAGTCCACCTGAGCTAGCAGGCTCAACATTCATGCCTACGACTGGGTAAGCATTGAATCCTACATGGGGCTGTCCGCTTGCACCAAGATATTTTCTTAGTGAAGTAGTCGTCCCTGCATTTTTATCGGAAAAACCAGGAATATCTCCGGGCAATTCTGCAGCAGTTGCCACCGCTGAAACAATAACGCCCGCATCCTGATCGCCCGAGAGTGCGTCGCCAGGTCCCCAAAGATGTAAATCTTGGTCGTCTGCAACGGCTAACGAAAAGAGGTTAACTACCTCATGTTCGCTGTAATCTCTGTATGGTTCTAATCTAGTAGCCATTTTATTTTCCTTAAAATTTAGTATGTAACTTTTACAGAATCTTTAAAAGCTTGAGCAAATCGACTGCGCAAAGATTCTTCCGTTTCGGAAGTTTGGCAGTTGTTATTTGGAATAACTTCTGTTGCATTAGCTTTTTCTAATGATTCTTCAATTAACGTGGAGCCATCTTCTTCGTCAGATACTTCTTCGCTAGCTTGTGAAGATTCTTCACTAAGCCTTTTTGCGACTTCTTCTTGAATTTTTGCTTCCATTTCTTCAGCTAGTTTCTGAATGTACTCATTGCTTTTAGACTTAAATACTACAGAAAGCTTTTCTTGATACGAAGCAAAAGCTTCTTCAGAGTCATCAATACTTGACAATTCTTCTGCGATAATCTTTCTATCAGCATCCTCTAAAGTATAGGATTCCTCGATAGCATTCATTCTTGCATCAAATTTTGCTTGAGATTCTCTATCTGATTTCTCAACTTCAAGTGACTGAAGTTTTTCTTCAGTTTCTTCAAGCTTGCTTTGAAGCTCTGATAACGTTTTTGCTAGCTCTTCTTTTTGAGTTTGCGCTTCGGCTTGCTCAGCTTTCGCTTTTTCAATCTGCTCAACATACTCATTACTCTTTTCATGAATTGCATCATGAAAGACCTTGGTAATGTTAGCGATAGCTTCATCCGAAAAGTCTTTTGCAGCCGCCTTTTCAGAAAGGAGCTGTTCAATATCTTTTAGTAGTTCTTGCTTTTCCATAGTTTTTGAAAAAAAGTTTTGTTCCTCTTGTATTACAGCGCTATCATTTAAATGAGAACTTTTTTCTTGATGATCTTCTTTTTCCATAACATTCGAATTATCAACATTTTGAATTTCATCATCATCGTCCTTCATTACAACGCCTTTTACGTCTGCTGCAGGGTTATTAGTAAAGCCTATTCCTAGAGGATAAATTTCACCCTCGATCAACCGATTAATCTCTTCTCCGTCTTCTGTAACACCTTTGCCTCCAAAAGATTTTAGATTAGCGCTGAGAGTTTTCACCTCATCTTCATCTCGGATTATCTTTCTTTCCTCAAATGGGCCAGATCCGACAACGACAGCATACTCATTAAATCCTATCTCCCAGCTAGCGGAAACGGACTGATAGTTTTCGCTCTTTTCATCAACAGAGTCAATTATTTGTTCTGCAAATTCTGGTTGGACAGTTTTATAAACTATAGCCCCTAGGCAAATATTAAATGGTTCAGATGAGTTAGCATCTGGTTGAATAAATTCGTTATTTGATTTATATTCTGAAAAACCCGCGGATATTATATGTCCCACAACATTATCTTTTTGATGCTCTATATTACATGGCTTGTGAATAAAAAGATCTTTAATCGCTATCGCTGATTTACTATTGATCCCATCTCCGTTTTTATTAAATTTGTTTACTACTGCTGCATTAAAAGCTACAGCTGTTATATCGATATTGCGTTCTAAATCCACATCCTCAGGAATTAAGTCGCTTAATTTTTTCAAAGAAGCTTCAGATACATTTTCATACTCATCTAGAGAAGCAGCGGAAACCTCAAAATTAAATTGGGTAGAATATTTATACTTTTTCACAATTCTTGATACACATTATTTAAAAGAAATAGATATTAACCAATGAACATTGGCGTAAACGTAGATTGAATATTTTCCATCTTAACATCATTCATATCATTATATATTTTAATCATCCAATTACCAAGTACAAGAGAGGAATAACTATCTTTTCTTGCCTTATCTGGGCCACTTTGCCTTCTCAAGTTGTCTGGCAGGTCAAAAGTCTGCGTTCCCTGAGGAGAAGTTTTTATTTGTATTAAGGCGCACTGCGACTTAGTTAATTCAATCATATCATACTGATGCTCCACGAAATCAATCATTTTAGCCCGATCACTTTGCTTCTCTTCTGCATCAGCTGTTCTTAAGAATTTAATTTTTGAAATTGGAATTTTTTTTCTAACCTGGGCATGATACTGGTCGTCTGTGGCTCTGCATCCAAACCATATCCTTTTATGATCAAAATTAGCCTGAAGCAATTCATTGGCAATGCGAATCCACGACGAAGAGGGTTTTCTTAGGTAGCAGATTTTATTTGAATCAAGATCGTATTCTTTCCTTAACTCAAGCAGGTCCGAATGATATTCCTCAGGCTTATCAAGAGAAGAAGATATAACTCCTATTTTTTTATTTTGCTTCTTAAATATAGCGCTTTCATTTACAGCATTAATAAACTGAACTCCTCCGTTATAATCGCCCACAATAAATACTATATTAAAGTTTTTAAGTATATAGTCAAAGTATTGAATATGTTGCTTTAGATTAGTTCCACTCAAAGCATACCCATGAACCATCGTTCCCATTTTAGTTTCGGGGTTTATTTTGAATACAGTCATGGCAAAGTCATCCGAGCTTTCTGATTCTGCCCAACTAGGATCAAAAGACAAAATATACTTTGCCCCCTGCTCTCCTTTTACTTCTACGCAGGGATTACTACCTTCATCTACAGTGCATCCGGCCATTCTTGATGTCTTAAAATAACCACTACTATCGTCAGTAAATACAGCTCCAAATTCCCTCTCAAACTGACTATGGCTCATTGTCGCTTTAGCTTGATCAATCAGATTTTGATCGTAAAGCTGCTGAGGAGCGCAGTCATAACTAAATTGCATAATAGTTCTATGAGCGTTATTTTTATCCTGGCCGGGCTCGTGGATCAAGTCATCGAACTGACAGTAAAGCTTGTACATGTATTCAAATTTATAGCTGGCAGAAGAAAGCATGATTAACTTATTGTTCGGCCACTGGTACCTTTCTTTTTCTGTCATTTTGCCTTCTTGAATAAGCTTAGTCTCGAGATCATAAAGTTCCTGCCTTTGGGTTGGATTCTCAACAACAGAAAGGAACGGAACAATAACCTCATTATAAATTCTTTCGGGCATTAATAAAAATTCATCAATTATAATTCTATGAAACCTAAAACCACGAAGTTTTTCACCATCGCCTAATGGCAATGCTCGGATTCTTGAAGATCCAATTTCCATGAGCCACTCGTCGTTACTTTTTGATTTTCTCGTAATGCACTGAGCCAAAAAGGAGGCTTCGGGTTTGGCGGCAATGTCTTCTATTTTTTTAAATATCATTTTAGCCTGCCTAAATGATTTGGATAAAATTCCTATCTCAACACCCTGATTTAAAATTGCATCGAGGAATGCATATATGCCTGTGGTAAAAGATTTAGACATACCACGACTCCAGACCCCCATAAAATAATCAGTCTCAAACATTGCCTTAATAGCCATGTGCTGAAAAGGAAAAAGCTTAATTCCTGAAATTAGCTCTGTAGTGAAGGTTGTGTTTTCCCGAAGAAATTTGTACAGAAGTATCTTGGCCTCTTTTTCCTCAAGAAAACCTTTCTTTTCAGAAATGATTTCATTGATTGAGTTGTTAATTTCTCTATTTTGTTGTCCTGATGTCCAGCTCATTTTTTTCTATATAATATTGTAAATCTACTCCCCAAATAATACTACCAAAAAATAATATTTTAGGAATTATATTTTCTAAACCACTCCTATCATCTGCAAAAACAAACTGACAACAATCTTGAAATTCGTGCGTAATCTGTCTCATGTTATGATATATAAATTTTAAATTACTTTTATGTGGCCCAAACTTTTTATTTTTTGCTGCCCTCATGTAGCTTTCTAGGGATTTTAAGTTCGACTCAACGATAATAAATAAATATGAATCTGCATTTCTCACCCGTTCTATTTCTCTTTTAAATCTATCCAGGTTTGACAAGCTTAATGTTCCGATAAAGTCATTAGTACTTTTTCGGTCTATATAAGTTCTATCATAAAAACTTCCCGCAGCAGTATAGTCTCCTATATTTAATGCCATAGTCTCAGAATTAGGAAATGAAAGAGGCTGCTGCTCCCTGGTGTCTACAAAGATTTTTAACATAGACGTGTCGCAGTTATTGAAATCAGGGGGTAATGCTTTCTCAAACAAAGGCTTTACTCCAAGCAGGCTGCAAGCATTGCTATAAGAACCAAAATGAGTTTTATAATTATCTATAGTTGGCATCTTATTGATAACTAATTCTAAATAGCTTGGCGCGCGATTAAGGTTCCTAGAAGAGATTCTTTTTTCTAAAAGCTTCAGTATATATTCTTTAACTTCGTTTGGGGTAGTTATGTCGCACCATTTTTTTAATTCAGAATAATTACTAAAATCTGTGTCAAAATATGAATCTTTATCCTTAAAGGGAATGCTCCCGCCAGTTAATTTATTTTTTCTTGGGAAAAATTCAGTATAATATTCAGCTATGGTCATGTCATGAGCCTTTAAATGACAATGCAAGGCCCTTTCTGACTTAAAAGTCTTTTTGCATACCTTACATTCAATCATAACTCTTCAGGGTAGACTTTAGACATAAAAAGCGGGATATTTTTACTCTTCATAATTTTTCTTTTTATTCGCCAATAAGCCCTAATTATCCAACAAGGCATTGTGAGCCAGGGAAAGTAAGAATTGTCCCTTTTGATCTTTTCCGAATACATAGATATGCCTTTAACTAAACAGCCCTTTTTAAACGAGCAGTTTTTAATTTCTACATTTCTAAGGTATGGTCTATAAAAAAAATCAAACAAAGACCAAGCTCCAAAAATAAACCAACTAGAAAAAACAAACGGCCTATCAGATATAAATTTACAATTTTCGAAAACTATATTTTTAGCGCCGCCCCTAATAAATAATTGAGCTTTTCTAGAATTAGCGATAAAAGTGCAATTCTTAAACTGCAAATCCCCACCCCTGCATACGTCAATTATCCCAGATGCGCCACCAATAAAGCTACACCCTTCAAAAAACTGCTGATATTCAAAACTAAATTTAGCAGCCCAAAATGTCTTAGAGCCGTCAAAACGACAATTTCTGTACAAGTATGGAGAAACTTTAGAATCAGGAGTTCGATAAAAATCTAAAGCACACTGTTTAAGACCTGGAGACAGAACATGAGTGCCCTCTCCACAAGTGTACTTTTGGTTCACTACTTGCTCAAACTCCATTAAATAACGTCTCTTTTTGTTACTCCAAGCACCCTAGCTTTCCATTCGGGCATTTTTTCTAAATTATCGGCCTCTTCAGAGATGCTTCTTTTCTGCATTTCTGCCATCTTTACCATAATCAATCGCTCCTCCTCTTCCTGAAACAATTGAACTAAATTTAATATACTGGCGTTTTTTTCAACATTATTTTGTATCCTTTTTGATCGATCGCCCTGTAGTTTTGAAATCAAAGATTCCATTCTCTTTTCGCACTGATTATATTCTTCGCTTTTAGTCTTTAAAAGCTCCGCGAGTCTAACAGTTAAATCTTGTTGATCTTCGGCTTCATCAAACATTCGATTAAGCTTATTCATTGCGGATTGAATTCTTTTTAATTGAATGTAATCCATGCATACATTTATATATAAATTTATTTCGTCCGTAGAAAGGTCCGGCTTGTCCCATGTTGCCCTAACGAATTCTGCCTCAAACAAATCCCGATCCTCAATCGATGTATAAGTCTCAATTACTTGCAAGAACCTAGGTGCGCACAAAAATTTCCTTAAAGACTCCATGCATCTTTTGTATTGCACATTCATCTTGCCTTCGGTTATTTCTGTACCCACGAAATCATTAATCTTTTTTAATACTTTGCTGTCTGCCTTGGGTGGAGAATATTTGACATTTAACCCAGTTTCATCCTCAAAGACATCTAAGCCTTCAGAAACAATAAAGTTATGTACCGCCCAGAATTCCTTACTCAAATGCTTAATCTTGTCATCTGAAAAACATAATTTAGCAAGATCCAGACTACTAACTCCGGGCGCAGAATTGTTTTTTATAAACTCTTTTTGAGATTCACTTAACTCAACATCTTCCTTCTTGTCAATATGCTTCGTAGAATAATCTAACTCTTGCTGAGCAAGGTAAGCCCTGACTGCCCTACCCTCCCTAGACCTACCGTCTAGTGAATCATTTTTAAATAATGTTCTAGTTAACTCAGTTAAGTCGTTAATAGAATCAATATTCTCTCTAAGAAATTCCTTCTGATCTTTGGTTAATTCTAGCTGCGGTTTCATATGCTACAATTTCTCCTTTCTTTAATATACTTATGGCTTTTTCCTTAAATAATTTTTTAAGATTTTTTAATTGTTTATACCCTGCCTTTCTGCCCTTTTCACTTGTCTTGTAGCCCATTATTTTTGCGACTTCAACTTCGTCCATGTGGTCGACGTAAAGCATTTTATATACTTTGTATTGTTTTTCTGGCAGAATTTTTTGCATCTCTTCATTTAGTTTTTCTGCTGCGCGATCAATATCAATCTGCTTATCAGACATGCACGCTACCTCTCCTGCGTGATTCTCAATAGTAACTGCCATCTTAATATCGTAGGCAGATTTTTTAGTTTTTTCCCATTTTAAATACAAAGGGCATTCAGAATCCTGAAGCCCGCTGCTGGTAAAACCGCAAAGGCTGCCGTTTGATATTCCAGTGTCAACACTAGATCTAGATTGATTAAAAGGGCAGCTTAAACACGGCCTAACAAAGTTTGAATAATTATTCCTCAGAATATTTTTCATCTGATTAGTAATAATTTTATTGATCCATGGGCCAAGAGGTCTGTTTTGATCCCACTGGTGCCATTTTTTACTTATATGCGCACAAATAATTTGCTCTACATCCTGAAAATCAAACCACGCCAGTGAATTTAAAAACCACTTCCCGCGCCGCTTTTTAATTTCAACTGCTATTTCTTTGTATTTCTGCTCAAAAGTAAAATTTTGCTCATCTTTTTTATCAACCTTCTTCATCTTTCCCCAGTTGATCTTTAGCAACCTGGTCTATATTAGGGATAATTTCTCCAAGTTTTATTTTATTCTTATAGGAGCCATCATTAGAGACAGAAAATTTAAAATTACTAATTTCTGGCACGCTATTTATATCTTCTCCGTCTTCAAAATCAACAGGGTCTTGTTGATTTTTTTGCCGTCGAACTTTTTTTGTAGGCATTACCTTTGAGGTAGATCCTAAACTTACCCCGCACCCGCTACAAAAATTAGGAGCAGTTAAAGAGTATATATTTTTATGACCACAAGATTTACAATAAGTAAAAGACATACACAATAATAAGCATTATTCTTAGAAAAATCAACTAAGCTAAATATCCACTAATAATTCTAGCTTGTCTTTTCATAAAAACTTCTGGATCAAGATTACCTGCTCCAAAACTAAATTTTTCCACAGGGCATATATAATCTATACCCAGGATGCCTATTATCTTTCCACTTAAAGTTTTTATTGGAACATTATAAAAAGAATGAACTCCCTTAGTTTGAAGTATTGCAGATAATGCTGAATCATTTATTTGACTTGTATCCAAACTAAAATATTTTCCTTCGGATATTAAACCGTGGATATATTTATTATAATTTGATATTCTATGATTTTGAGAATTTAAGCACTCAGAACTAACCCCTGCGCGAACATTTTCGTAAGTGCAACTAAATTTTTGCTGACCCTTTCCAGAGAAAAATTTTTCTCCATTATGAAACTCAAAAATATAAGCTCTAGCCGCTCCAGTTTCGCTTAGTATATAATCTAAAGCTTTGTAAACATTTACACCTGAATCAGTTATAGACTTTAAGCATTCTTTTTTATTATACTCAAATTTATTCTTCGCCCATACAGCCGCAACACCTCCGATTGCGGAAACTACAGACGCAATTATTATAGCAATATTTTCCATATTTGTTGTTACACCTTATTTTCTTGATCTATAAAACAAAGAAGATCCAAACGCGCAAATAATAACGCTCAATAAAATTAGTCCCAATCCATATGCAGGTGTCACAGAATTTATATTATCAATAGAGCTATAAAATTCCAAAGGATCAACGGTACCATTTCCATCTAAATCTAATTGCTTAAATGTATGAGACTTTATATTAACATTGTTATCTTTTTTAAACTTAGATATAGGACTACAAGAACAAACAAATAAAACCAAAAATATTATTAACCTTCTCATCGTCTCTTACTAGGAATTGCATAGAAACCCACAACCATAAAACACAAGTCCATAAAAGAAGAAAGCATCAAGCCTCCAGTAAGCTGAACCACATGAAAATCTTTTCCTCCGAAAAACCAAGAAAAAATACCCCATCTAGCATTATCGCCATATGGAACAATCATATCATAACTGATAGTTGGATTATGTGCATAGTATAACATCAGATAGCAAAGAGTGAAAGTAATTGACATGAATAAAATTCTTCTAGTCACCTTCACAAAAGGATCCGAAGCTTGAGCTTGCTGGCTAGCTATTAAAGCGTCCAAGGTATCTTTATCTCTCGCAGCTAGTGCAAGTTGATCTTGCCGCTTTTGCTCTAACCAAGCGGATATTAAGTTGGCGCCTATTTTTATCCCAGCGCCAAGGATTGTATTTAAAATAGGGCCCATTATTTTTTAGAGTTTTTTCCCATGTCGGCCATGCCTTGTCCAAAAACATAAGCAATCATAGGAGCCATCATGGTAACGACTGCGTTATGATCCATATTCCAACCAAAAAAATGGTTAGATAGTGGGATGAAAACAGCAGCAACTGAAGCCCAGAATTTTTTACTTTTCCAGAATTGTTTTTCCATTTTATTTTCCTTTCTTTTTTAACATATTTATAACCAGATCTATTAAGCCCTCAAAGAACTTAATAATAAATTTTCTAAAACCTTCTTTTTTCGGAGGAGGCGGTTGAAATTTTCTATTTTCAGAATGCGCTTTTATATAAAACGGTCCATTTGCATTGATGATTATTTTTTTGTACAAATCATCAGATAGATAAAAGTATCCATCATCCCCGAACCATTTTCCCCAACTGTTTTGGAATTCCCAATATAGTCTACCCTTAATTGTTTTCCAGCCAATCATGGCAATGGCGTGCCCTCCAGATTTCTTAGACTCTAGATATTTTTCGTCATCTATCACGCCTGAAGAACTAGTATAATACAACTCTTCATGAACTATTATAGAAGTCCATAAGGGTTCTTTTAATAAAGTTGATTTTATTAAATTTGCGTCATTTTTGTCAATAACATAGAAGCCCTCAATTTTTTTGCTCGCAGCATCTTCTTCGGCGCCATACTTCATTGGGGCGTTTTCTTTTCCAGTATACGGCCAATACCTTTCCTCGCAACAGCCATGCTTCTTTAGGCCAATTGCTGCGCCTCTAATTGTTGTGCCAGAATAAGATTCGCCAGGCCATGGGTCAAATTTTTGTCCCGTTTTATATATATGCATTACACTGGGCTCGGTATTATCAAATTCTTTACAAAAACCATATACGACCCTACCACTTTGTCCAACGCAAGACCCAATACGGCCCTGGTTTTTTACAGGTAGCGTCCTCCCTCTTTGAGAAAAGTTTTCTAAAGCGATCGTGCCTTTTATATTCATGTCAGGCATCTTCCAGTCCCTATCATCAATAGGCTGCACTGGCACCGTCAAGAGCTTTCTTTTGAAAGCCTCAGCCAGTATTCGTTTTGCTATCGAGTTTTTTAATAATGAATTTAAGTATTTCACTGCGTAATATATCCTCCTTGCCAAATTTAAATGAATGTATACCCTTAGATACACTTTCTTCGTCATTGAATAAATCAAACATTGGCGCGAAACCGCTTTTGCCATTTATATCGCTCTGCATAAAATCTCCACAAATAAACAATTTGCAGTTATCTCCTATTCGTGTGATAAGGGTAGTTAATTCTTTATATGTAAAATTTTGAGCTTCGTCGGCGACGACAATCTTATTTTTCCAGCTAGAACCGCGAAGGTAGTTAATAGGCATAGCAGAAATTCGCCCCGTTTCCAACAAGTCCCTCTTTGAAGTATCATTTTTTGGAAGCATTTCATAGAGCTTATCCTCTAAAGGTGCCATGTATGGATTAAATTTTTCACCTATATCTCCAGGAAGAGCTCCCAAGCCTTTTTCAGCACTCTCTATAACAGTCCTTACATAAAGCAAATCTAACTCATTGAATGCGCTTAATAACCTCAAGGCAGAATAAACTGCCATATATGTTTTCGTGGAACCTGCTGGCCCTGCGACAAACATAATTTTCGTGTCTTCTTGAAATGCTATCGAAAGAAATTTCTTCTGCTTTTCAGTAAGTCTTAAAGATGCAATGTGAATTGATTGTTCCAATTGCGGAATCTTTAAGGAATCCTCTTTTAAGGTGGATTTTTTCCTCGTCATGTACGAGTATATAATACACAGATTTACAATAAGTGTATATATATTATATGAAAAACGCAAAAAAAATATTACAATCCCTCAGCAAAAACTTAAACGGCTACGAATCAACCTCTTGGCTTAAGGCTGAAAACACACTACTAGACGGGAAAACTCCAGCAGAAGTTATGCTGGAAGGTAATCCAGAAAGCGTAGAAAAAATACTTGATAAAGAAATTAAAAGAATAAAATCTAAGAAAAAATAATGTCAAAAATTCTCTATCTAACAAATTGTTCTGCGGGAATATTCGACCAAGTGCCAATATGGAATATTTCAAAATTTATTAGGTCGAGGACATATCTACGAAATGATTTTTTTAAAAAAAATCTATCACATTACCTATGCGACATGGGTCACGAAGTAGATTTTCTAGTAAATTCTTTCCCCAAAATACAACCGTCAGACTTAACGTATTTCGACTCAAGAGCAAAATTAATAAACAATGCCGACACTAAAATTTTCTTCGAAGAATTATGCAGTGGTATAGAGCCTTATGAACAGCGTTATTTTGCGTGCCCAAACATTTTTACAATTAATGCTTTATCAGAAGTTATTAATCTAAATAAATATGACGCGGTTGTAATCGATAGCCGCACCGAACTTGCTGCGCTTAAAAAAAACTTCTGGAATAAAATATTTCAACCTGGACTCTTTGGGCCGATTTCAAAATGCGTAAATATGTATGACATAATAAACTGGATTGACTCCCCAGGTCAAACAGAAGAGTTAAAAGAGATGGGTAAGGTGAAGCCATTCTTTAACCTTGATCTTTTAAAGAGTGAGATAAGAAAGTCATTAGGTAAGATAGATAATTTATTTGTTGTACAAATTGCAGTATCAAATGAAAATTTACAAAATGAAGAATATTACCCAAAGCTTCTAACTGAAGCGTTAAGAACTAAAGACATAAAAAAAATTAAAAGTTTATTTTTCTCAAAAATACCAAACACTATTTATCGCTATCACGCCGATCAGTTTATTGAAGAAGATTTTTTTAAAGAATCCTCTATTTTTAGCGACAAATTCGACTTGGATAATTTATTTAAAGTATTTCCACTTACGAGTCTTTTTAGGACAAAAGCTCCAAAAAACAAAGAAGACAGCATGTTTTATTTTCACGAAAATACTGTTGCCCTAAATGAATCTCTAAATGAAGAGAATTTTAATAAATACTATCTTGGCGCACAGAGATATACAAGCGAAGGATACAGAAGCTTGGCTCAATCATTAGATTCCGCAGTTTCATAAACCGCAACTAAGTCTGACTCAAGCACCTCTGGAGGTCTAGGAGATATAGCGTATGGCCAATAGTCTATTATTTTTTCATAAGTATCAAATTGATCAATTTCTGGGTATTTAATATTTTCTATATTTTTTCTCGTCCGCTCCGAACATGATTGAGTAAAAAGTTCTCGATATACATCAATCAATGAAAGCCATTTTTTTGCCGCAAAAGCCAAAGCCTGCTTGTCGTCTTCCCATTCATAATCCATTGCGAAAAAGAAGCCGTACCTAATTTGAGTCATTCCCCGAATTGTTGGGTCTGCGTAATATATATCTTCAAGATGCTGATTAATTACATCAGGATTTTTAATTGAATTGCCCGTAGCCATAAATAAATCAACCAAAACCATTTTGCTTTTCAAACTTAATTTAAAAACATCTCCGACGCTAGATATATTAGTAAGTCTTTTACTCTGGAAGTCAGAGATTGCATCATCAACCATTTTTTTATTTGCGCAAAAATCTTTAGCATACAGCTGCATAGGTGAAATTGCGTCAGGGTTAAAGACGTTAGTTGAAAGAACTTCTTCTTGATTGTTTAATGTGACAATTCTTTTTCTTAATATATCGTAGGCAGAAACAAAAGCTTCAATTTCAACTTCATTTAAGGCTCCTTTTTCTTTTGTAAAGCTTGGGTTTAAAGTTAAAAGAGCGCGAGTAGGAAAAAAACCTAATCTAAAATACTGCATCTCAACTACATTATTTCTAAGTAAGCCTTCTAGCATATGATCCATATATTATAATATGCAAGAATTCTGTATTTATAAATTATATAAAATTTATTCTAATCCTTCCTTCAAAAGCCTTACTAAGCGATGCTGAAGAATATTTATATTGGTCAGTGCTGCTATTATACGTGGCATAATCATTCAAAAATCCCGCATTAAGGACTCTGCCAGCGAGACCTCTATGAGGTATTGGATTTGATCCTCCGTAGTAATTATCTCCAATAAACTCAGAACTTGTATCAGCGTAAATTGGTAGTTCAATCCTTGAGTCTCTGGAAGCGCCCCTAGAGCTAAGCTCGACAGAGTTGCCAACCCCAAAAGCGTAAGCTTTAGAAAACTTTGAGTTGCCGATCATTCTTTTAAATTGAGAATTATTTAAAGCTGGACTAACGGGATCAAAATTCGACGCTAAAGGATCGAGCAATATCTCTTGATTATCATGCAACGTAGACCATCCGCTTGGATTACTTGCGCCCTGATATTCATAAACCTTGGCAACAGGGTATTCTGGACCTACAGACCAAGCTAACTTCCTTCCATCTATACCCCCAAAACCCCCTGCCCACAAAGCAAATTCTGCATCTCCCGCATTAGCGCCTGAAATTGCTTGCGTGCTCGCTCCATACCAACCCATTTGGGGAGGCGCAATCTCCCGCTCAATCGATGACATAATTCGTGGATAAACCGCCTTCCAATTAGTAGTTCCATTAGTTGGTTTGGATGGTTCAGTCCAATAATTATTACTATTACTAATGGACAATGAGTCTCCGAAGCGAAAGCTTGCATCAGAAAGCGTTCTGCTTTCTCCAAGCAATAGGGTATTTTCCTTATTATTAATTGCGCCTAAGTCCTCCAAGTAATCAAATTCTTGGGTTTCTAAATTTTCTTGTATAAAAGGTCTTCTAAAAAAAGAATCTAAATAATGCGCGCTCCACATCATACCGACCGAAGATATTCTTCGTAAACCGGCAACTAGATTCTCTACAAAAACATCATTATTCCAAACCTTTATCTCGCTTAATGAACTATTATGATAGGCTCCTGTTCCACTTGCAGCGTCGCTAATAATTTGGCTAGAGGTTTTATTACTAATGTTTTCCCATTTTGTAGAGCTTGGTGCAATGTCATCAAATTCTGTAGTCCAGTTCCATTGAGCATTTCCTAAATAATTCTCGTATCCAGGTCTCAAGGGCTTTGTTCCGTCATTGCCGTAAGTTCTGTATTCTTGTTTAAGCTGCCATATATTTCCATGATAGAAACACGTATGCCCAAGGTAAAATCCTGACATCAAATTTGAATAAAACGCTCTTTCTTTTGACATGCCTGGTCTAGGGTCGTCAGGCAGGTTTCTAATTGCTTTATAATCTGCGTACTCTGAGCTAGCCAGCATCTCCTCTATGACTTCATTCACAGTCATTTGATTATTAATTTTCGCAGTCTTGCCAGCTTCGTCTGCCGCTCTTCCTAGCATGATCTCATATAAAGCCTCAACAGCTTCATCATTTACAACCATGTCCAAATCATAAGCGCCATGTTCAGCATTACCAAATACGTCAGGAACGAATTTTTGAGCAATATAGCCTTGATTCGATCCACGAGCAGAATAATTTTCTGCATCAACCGCAAAAGGATCCCACGTCAATAAGTAAGGATTTTGTCGAATAATATCTATTTCGTAATCTTCATCAACCTCAAACCAACCAAGAGTACCTTCTTCTGTTGAAAACAGGTCAACACTATCTCCAGCATAATTTGTTGCAGACATTTTCCTGAATATGTCCGCATGAGAAGTGGGACTCCTTAGGTATGCCCTTTCTAGAGTTGAATTTTGCGTGTCGCCGTTTTTTAATACAAGCTCGAAGCCGCCCTGCTTACAGTCTCCCTTTACTTTCACGGTTTCAACATATAAAGGCCTAATGCTTTTAATAAAAACATCTCCAATAAAAACCGTCTGATCTCCACTGCTACCAGCTATTCCATTGCTTGCCCAAACTCCCGAGTATTCTGTCCAGTTTTTTCTCTCTGACTCAAACCAGGGTTGACTGACATCAAACATATCGCCTTGAGTTGGAGCGAACCATGTATAATCATAATTACCCAAATCTGACCTACCAACACCAGCATAAAGACCGCTAACAAAAGCGTTCTCAAGCCTCACCTCTATAACCCCAGAGCCTAGAGACGGAGTAAACTCAACATAGAATAAACGAAAACCATCACTACCAACATGATTCTTGATGCTTCCGTAATCTTCTCGTTCTCCATTTGGAACATTAGATGCCCCGCTTCTAAGATTAGCGGAATAAGGTTCTTCTAGCGTAAAATTAGTTTGAACGCCTCTTCCTCCATGATGATTTTGTGCATTATAATCTATAGACCTTGCGGTGTTACAAGTAAATTCTCCATAACCAATTAATTCATTGGTTAAATCTCCTGCATCTGATTGAGATTGGTCAGGCTCGCAAACATAAACCCTTACGCCAGAAGGGCCATAGTTGGGTCTCCAGGCGGCAGATATATAAAGCCTATAGGTTACTCCTGGGGCGAGACCATGAATAAATTTATTCATTCTCGAAGCCTGGCCAGTTTGAAGCCCTATGTAACCCTCCCTATCATAACCAAACCAATTTTCTGAACCAGAAACATCCTCTCTCTTAATCCAAGCGTCAGATAGACTTAATCCTCCCCAGACAGCAGTTCCATTTTTTATTATATTACAAAAATTAGTCGCACCACTTGCTCCGTAACTTTGAAAATTTTCATAATTATTTATAAAAGACAAATGGGGGGTTGTTAAGCTCCAACCAGGAATTCTGTTTGTTTGAAACCAGTCTTGATTAGCTGTAAATGTAGGAATCCAACTAGGAAGGTGAAAGTAACTCTTATCGCTTCCTCCTTTATTACTTCGGCCAATAACCTCCCAATCTTGCGAGCCGTAATATGATTCGGAATTCCAAACCACAAAATTATCTCCATCAAATTCGCTTGGAGAGGAATCCGTCTCAGGGTTTTCATCCTCATGAGTTAGCCATTTTGCCTTACTGCCCCATATAAATGTTGTTATTGAATTTGGGCATAGATCAATCGCCCCATTACTAGAAGCGGATGTTGTGTATTCGTCTACATCGATGCCGCTTTTGACAAAGCTTGAGCGATCCATCCAAATATTAGGCTCGTTCATTCCTGGTCTAGACGGATCATATTTTATTTTTGACCTAAAACCAGAATAAGGAACTCTATTCGGGCTATCATTTATAAATTTTGTATAATATATTTTGCCAGTAGAATCAGGATTATAATTAATAATCATAGACCTTAGGGTTGCATAGCTAGAATACATTAATGCTGAGTTTACTGAAGTGTACCTTCTGTCTCCGTCAGCAATGTTAAATTGTCCGCCCATTCTATTGACTACGACGTTATTAGACTCCTCAGGGTATTTAAAAGACTGAGTGAGGTTTGTATAAATTGGAGCCTCGGCAGAGTCGCCAATAGAACCAAGGGATATGTTTGCGCTATGTGTCCAACCTCCGTCTTTTAGAAGTTGATCATCAACTACAAGTTTTTCGGGTGAACCTTGTTTTGCTTTAATTTGTACGGAAAAACGCTTTCTCGTTAAAGGGTCAGTTGGTAGATCTTTTTTTGCTGTATTGTAGTTATATTGGTACTCTCCACTCTCAAAAAACAAATCAATCGCTTCGGCAACAGTATAATTAAAAGTTTCCCAGGTGTCTACCCCTTCGGTAGAGCCTCGGCTTCTATCTAAAATAGTTACATAAAGACCATCAATAAGATCAGCTTGAGAATTAATACTCTGGCTTAAATCGTAGTCCGTGAAGTTCCAGCGGAAATTTGTAAAACCTGCAGATTCTTGAATCAAATCGTCTTGAATTTCAATAGCTTCACTAGTTGAAGTTTCTATTGTAACCTTTGCATGCTCCCAGCAAGTTACGAGCCCTTCTAAATCTATATTTCCAGAGTTAATCAATGGAGAGCTGGACCATAATTTGAATGTTGAAGAAGTTCTAATTCCCGTAATTGTTCCAAAAGCTTTATCTAATCTTTGATATGGTATTTCAAAAGTTCCTTCTGATTTTGTAGAGCCTAACAGGGTTCCATCTTGAATCGAGAGGGTTGCGGTACCGCTATCATCAGGTGGAAACATTTTTTCATGAAGCACTGCTTTGGCATGCATTGGTCCAAAACCAAATACAGGATACCCGAGCTCAAGCGTACGCGATATTCCTCGGTTTGAAATTGAAGACCTTGAAACAAAGAGGCCTCTATCTGTAGTGTCTGCGATATTAAACGCGGGCATACTAATATAAAGGCCTTTGTATTCGTGATCAGAATTATTGTAAATATACTGCTTGTTTATTTGAACAATGGTCATGTCAGGAAAAACCCCGACAACTTTATTGGCAATATAACCATCTCCGCTAACACCAAGTGATCCTTCGATAGCAACATCCGCAATTGTTACAACTGGAAAGCTTTGTACAGGATTAAATCCGCCTGGATAAATTAAATTGTGATATGCGGCGCCCGTTCTCGCAACGCCAAACCCGTGAGGAACCCCATCATCGATAGTAAACGTGACTGAGGTTGCTTGGCTATCTGGTCTAGTATAATTTATAGCAGGAGGTCCAGATTGAGATTCAAAAGTTAAATCAGGACCAATACCATCTTGAATAACAAGCCTTCCTCCAAATTCACTTGCAACAGGAAAACTTACGCCAAAGCTATAAACATGAGTATCATTATCATAATAATATAGTTTTCCGTTTATATTATTGGCTATACTACTCAAGTTAGGAGGGTCAATTAACTTATAACTTAAATTCAATGTTTTTAAATTAGCTCCATGAGGACAATTGATTCCATCATCAATTTTAATTGTTACTGTATCGTTATTAACAGGATCCCCTAGCTCTGACCTGGTTAGAAAAACTCTACCTTTATATCCATCAGCTTCTTGAAAATTAGAATCATAATGCGATATCTCGCCCACCATTAAATAATTCTTCAAAAGTTTGATTTCGGCGTTAAAAACGTAATCTTCCGTAAAATCTGCCTTGGAGTCGCCTCCTCCAGGACAGTTATCATCAAGAAGTAAATCGTAATAGTTTTTATTAACCACGTCATTTGAGTCATTGATATTAGTATATTTCTTATATAATAAAGCGGGTATAGCTGTATCAATTTGGAAGGTATAATTTGAATCATTATACATATACATGTTATATGAACCTTCAGGTTTTCCATGCACACCCTTATCTTCAAACGCGGGTTGAGAGATTGACATAAATTCTGTAGAAGTTACCGTAGTTTGAGTTAAACCTACTCCCCCGATGTAAGTTCCGCTATTGTTAAAACTTGCATTGGCTTTTGCGCCAATAAATTCCCCTGCGCCCCTTAATATGTTTGTCAAGTAACCCACTCCCACTTCATCAAAATTAGTAAAAGGATTTGCCGAACCGTGATAATGGGTTTGCGTCGTACTTAGATCTATGAAATTATTGTTATGGGTTGTAGAGGCTCCAACGACATCAGATAAAGCGTACAATGCCTCGGTTAGGGTGTTTAAATTAGATTTTATTTTTATAAACTCATTGTCTTCTTCTCCAAATTTGTCAATTTGGTCAGTGGCTGGCCAAGTGTTACCGGATTGATCTACATATGAATTTTGTCCAGCGGGGATAGCAAACCAGTTATCAAAATGGAAATCTATACCACTTCCAGATACGAAGTTTTTAATTTTTGTACGGTTGTGTGTCAAGCCGTCATTTGAGTCTCTTGTTCCAAGTATTAATACGCATTTCTGAACACACAGATCAAGAGGATTCCTTGAACTTGATGTCTCAGGAAGAAATATTTTAAATGCTGGTGTATAATTCGTTCGATTGATTCCATTTAGTGAATGTAAAGTTAGTTCGTCTGATATAGTTTGGGGTCCGTATTGCAAAAGCCCACTTTCATCATCTGTGGCGATAGTTTCATAAAAATCAGCCGCAGTAGAATTTCCTATATCTGTCCCACTCCAATTCTTTAACTTAACGTTTTCTGAACCAGTCCCTTCTCCAATAAAATTTATTAAACCTGACGCTCCACCTACTACTTCTGTTCCTGGGTTATATAAACAGCTTATATAGCCATATAAATTTGATCCAACTGAATTAGAAGGGCTGTCATTTATACCTAGCGCATTTGATATCGTTGCCTTAATTCCGACTGGTATATCAAAACCCTTATGAAAAACTGGATAGTTTTCGTCAAATTCTCTTTTAGCAACGAACTCTTCAAAAGTACTTCCAGAATCCTTAGATACAGCGAGCTCAACAGTAGGCATTGTCTCAAATTTTTGATATTCATCCCCTTGAGAGTATGTAATCTTTTTATATATTTCAGCATCCTGCCCGCTCGTCATGATTCCATCAATCCAATTACTCCATCTTGCCCCAGCATTAACGCTTCTTCTTAAAAATAAATTAATCAAAGGATTCTCTTCGTATAAATTTGCATAATCACTAGGCTCAAGATATTGCGTATCTTTCTGGTTAAGGGTTCCAGGCCAGGTTCCTCCTTCATTTGTATACGCCACGGCGCTTGAAGGTAATCGTCCAACAATTTTAGCTTCAGGAGATATTGTTGTTGTAAAAATTAAATTTTTAGGGGAACTAAAATCCATAGAAACATTTTTATTGTAAATTCCTCTTTGTTGGGGTATGTAAATTTCGGTAGTTTTTTGGCTTCTGCCTGGCTGCGTAAACGTATCCGCTTCTCCCATCGAAACAGTATAGGTCTTGACGTCTAAATCGGTTCCGTAACAAGATTTTGCTAATTTTTTTGCGCCCAATCCGCTTGTTATACTGTCTACAGTAGAACCTTCTCTTGCAGTACAGCATTCCCAATATTTTGTATCGACAGGTAATATTACTTCGCCCAATTCCCCCATGCTGCCTGGAGCAGCACTAGGCTCTGGATTATCGTTATGAAAAGGTTTTTCTCCATTTGTAATAGTTCGCGTGGCTCTTGCATATAACCATAATTTCCCAAATTCGCTTTGAGCCGCTTGCATTTTACCTGTTTCTTCTGAAAGGTAATTATAATTCGTATGATGCACGAGAACAACATCTCCTTCTGAGTAATTTGCGGTAGGATCCCAAACTTCAATTTTATCGATTAAGTCAGTAATAGGTGAAATAACAATTTGAATATGAGAAACCTCAAAACCTTGAACTTCAAAAGTTCTTAATATGTCAAGTTTATTCGTAAGATATGCGTCAAGTATATAATTGGTCTGAGAACTACTTAGAATAGTATTGTTCATTAACCCCTTCCATGTGTCATTTATATTCGAGGGTATAAATGCTGCTAAATTAATTCCAGAAGTCTGCCCAGACACCTTGCTATAAGGAGAAAGTAAATATACGGTAGATCCATCCTTGTTTTGAGTTGTAACATATTGAGCAGTCGAATCGCTAGGCGCGCTGGTCATTTTAATCCATGGGAAGTTGACCGTGAGCGAAAACTCTTGCTGTTCGATTATTCCATTAATACTCGAACCAGAAAGTTTGGTGCCCGCCTCTGATTTCCAAAAACCTAATGGGCGCAACTTATTAGTGGCTATAACATCCTGCCCAGGAGTAAATTCTGACACAGTCTCCTTCAAGACAGGTAGCGTCCATTCTGATATGACTGATGGAGTAAGATCAGAAGGCGAACCTAAGTACTCCCAAGAAAGCTCTGATTTAAAACCAGGGATTGCGCCAACAGGAAGCTCTGCTGTTCGAGGAATATTGTCTTTTAATCTAAAAACATGTTTAGTAGTATAAGTTGCATCGTCACGAACAAATTGAGTTGATCCATTACCAATATAATCTCCAGTCAAATCCTTTGAATCTTTAATCATCGGTAGCTGGGCAACGCTATCAATTTCATATGTATCCATATTTGCTGAGGCAAAATTTGGAATATAATCCGAGAATCCAAAGAAAAATAGATTAAATAAAGAAGGGTCTGCACTTTCTTTTACAACGAAAGAAAAGTCTAACTTCCTACCCGCAAGGTAATAAGAGGCAGAACGGTCATTTGTCTGCTCGGTATAATATGGAGACTCAAGCATTTTTTGCCATTGTTTAACCAGTGTTAAACTCGGAGAGAATGAATCGGCGGTATATATTTGAGAAGAAGATCTTGGAACTAAAGTCGCAACGTCAGATAGGTTTTGATTATTCTTGATAAAGGTTGCATTAACAAAGTAAAAATCTTGTCCATTTTGTATGACGTCTCCGCCATTTATTTTAACTCCGTTATTTATTGAAGTCCATTCTTTCGCTCCAGAAAGAGCTGAAGATTTTAAAAAGTTTATATATTGTGGCGTAGAATTCTCTAAATCTTTTCCAAGCAAAAATTCTCCAGGAGCAAGCCCTTTAGCCAAGACTTCCATATCTTCTCTGCTCATTCCCTGGGATTCGCCAACGCTCTTAAGGATTTTTACCCTCCGACCGTTTGTTTTATCCTCCTTAACGTGTGTTATGGTATTGTTTGATATTTCTAGTTGGTAACCTGTGGCTGCTACATTTTCTGCAGCAGCTATAGGTGGATTAGATGTATAAATTTCCTTATAATCACTAAGCCCATCTTGATCAGAAAAGGAACCGCTGGAGTTAAATGTTAAATCTCGAAAGCCTGTTTGAATCATGCCGACTAGTGCGCTAAATTGAGCGTCACTCAAATCCATTGACCACATAACCAAAGCTTTTAAGGGGTCCAAATCATCTCTTATGTTTTCGGGTCCAATTAATAAATAATTAAAATAGTTTTTAGTAGATATTAATTTTAAATTACCAGTACTACTCGCGTTACCATTTACAATCTCATTCGCGGCATTTCGATATTGACTCCATAGCGTTGAATTTGCGCCTGCATGACTACCTTCGGGTGTCCCAGCTGGATACCCCGAAAATGTATTGCCAAAGCTATCAACGGCGCCCCTACCACCTCTACGACTTATCTCCTCATAATTAAAAGCAATCTTAATTGCGCTAGCAGAATTTAAGTCTTGTATTAAAAATTGATACTGACCAGATACATGAATTGTATTACCATATTTACTCTCATATAAATATGGATAAAGGTTACCAAAATTAAAACGAATTATATCATTTTCAGATTGTACATTTGCATTACTACCTCCTAGATTAGTATCATACATACTTGACACATCTGAGCTATTACGTCCAATAACCATGCCATTTTCTGGAGCGGAACCTCTATCTAATACATAATTTGCGGACGGAGCATCATTTGCAATCTTACTAATAACTTGAGAGAAAGAACTTCTTGTGAAAGCTTTTTTTCGGCCAACCCCTTTTCCCAAGTTGGCATAAACAGCTTCTGCACTAGCGCCTAATGCGGTGCCCACGCCCAACCCAACAGCTCCACCTAAGGCTCCCAGCGCTAAACCTCCCCCGAAGCCATATGCTGCGCACTGCATTCCTGCGGTCAAAAACAGCGCTGGATTCAAAATGCCAACAACCGCCAATGCAACACCCAATAAGATTCCAAAAAATGAGCTCCTGCGTTTCTTCGCTTGAGCCCATACAAAACTCGTATGCGTAACAAAAGTTACGGCAAAATTTATTGAACCCGCGTGATCTCTTCTAAAATTATTTGCATATAACCATAAATCTGCAGCCGCAGCATCTTCTACTGCGGGCGGAAATCTAAACGTTACGCTAGAACGTCTGCCCCAACTATTTCTTTTTCTGTAATATTTGACTTTAAACTTTTTAGCAGGAGATATAGTCAAGCTCGCATATAATCTAGAACCTCCTGTCATTTCAGACATTCTAATTCTTCGCTCGGAACCAAGTAGAGCGCGGTCGACCATTTCACCACTTATTGATAAGATTTCATCTGGAGACTTATTGATAATTAAACCTCCAACAAAAACTTCCGAATCCCTGTAGACATCATTCAATTGTAACAATGATGAATTCGGTTGATTAGCCAAAACTCCATAAGATCTCCAGCATTCATTTTCAAAATCAGAAGGCATACCTGACCCCGCCCCCATTGGAGGCTTATTGCTTGATGTAGAAGCATGGTCTTTTCTACTTACCCATATGACATCTTTAATCGTTCGATTTGCTTCGGATTTTGAATACTCAGACTGATTCGGAGAAAACCTAACAGCCTTGCCTACTTTGTAAAATTGGCCAGATTGCCAGAAATCAATACTTGAGCTAGTAGACATCGGAAGGGAAAAATTATAGACAGAACTAATAAAACTATTTAATGAGCTAGATGCTTCTCCAAACCTAGGGTCATATGCAGGGACTTTGCCAAACTTTAGTTTGTCTAGATATAAATGGTCGTCATCTAAGTCAGCGTCATTCATTATTACCTCGCTAGCCGCCGTGTTTCCTTGAGCTATTCTTGTTATGGTACCATCGAAATCACTAGATTTTTGCGCTGCACGAAAAATAGATTCTGGGTTTAATACTCCAGGGTAGCCTGCAGAAACCATTGTCGCAGTTTCATCTTGCCCATTTTCGTCTTGGAAGAAATCAGAACTCCCATTAAAACTGGGGTCAACCATATCTCTAACCGGAACCTCTTGAGGACTTCTGAGTACATTACCCCCAATTGAAACTTTATCAGAAGGTAAAATTGCAACTTCAACAGGAGAAGTTTCTAAATTTTGCTCAATAGTGCCAGAAGATCTTAACACACTTTTACAAACGACAAAATTAATTAAATCTAAATCACCACCCGTATTCGCAGCAACTACAGCGGCGAATAAAATAAAACTATCGCACATATTTAAAACTGTCTCGTCATGCTTAACTTTGATTTCCGTTGTACTTCCTGGTTCGCATGAAATTTGTCTAAATAAATCCTCGCCCCAAGAGCCATAGACCACTTTCAAGGTCTCTTTATTGCCAACAACGATAGAATATCTTTTTTTTGTATTATTCCAAGTGTTATTGTTCACACTATTTCCTTGAGGAAAAGCAATTTCAAGCTGGCCACTGCCCTGAGGGTCAACTTCACTCATTAACTCATAAAAACAATACCATCCATTTCGTCTTCGTTTTGTAACGTTAAAAAAGTCTTGGTCAGTTAACAGCGAAGAATCATTAGTTGAACTATTATCTGGTTCGCCAAATAATTTAACCCATAAAGTATGTGCACCGTATTCAAAATATTGCCTTTTATTCGACCCAGTAGAATATTCACTTCCGGCGCGTCCCATGTCTCCACCAACAAGGTCTCCGCCTTCCTGAAGGTTTACAGCTTGAATGTCCTGAGAGTAAGCAATCTCTTCCCTCCTTGAGGACATCCCATTGGTGTCATAGTAAGTTCCATTGCTGCCATCTGCGTTGTAAACGCCAGGCATGTATACGATATGTCCAGGAGTATATCTGTAATTCGCAACCCACCACGCGATCCATGTTGGAAGCGTTCCAGCCAAGGAACCCCTGGGACCTCCGTATATATCAATACCTTTCTCAGAAATTGTTGGAGAATACCCTCCTTCGAGTTCGTTAATCTGATATCCGCTAGAACCCATTTTTAAGCCTCTCGAATATATTCATCTACACGGCTAAGTTCCCGAGATTTTTTAAAACCCATTAATTTAGTTCTTCTTGCGGCAAAGCTATTGCCTTTTTCTACATTGCATATAATATGTGAATATTTCTTATTAACTTGATCCAGGACGCTATTAGATAAATCCAATAATCTTTTAGATACATTTATTTTATTTTTATTAAGAAAATAATTATTACAACTCAATAACCACACTAAAGCACTATCTTTTTTGGTAACTGGAATAAAACCAAAAGCAGAACAAAATCTTCCTTCTGGGTCAATTATGCTGTAAGCAGACTCAGAATGCATGACTGTTTTAGCAATCATTTCAAGGTGATTTCTGTATCCATTGGCAATAGCAGACGATCGGTCTTCATCAATTAAATCGGACATCAAAATATTAATATCTGTATGATGAATTTCTCTAATATATCCGAGACTTTTATCTGTAGTTAAATTTTCTATATCAAACATGCCTTAAACCTTTTACCTAATTACACTTATATAGTATTTTATAGTTTGTAAAAATACTACTTTAACATAATATATCTGTGTAAGAAACAGAGATGCAAACATCTAATTTTAAAATAATTTATATCAACCATAGCGACATTGAATCTAGGGAAGAAGGCTACAGGCAAAAAAGAAAGGTTAATCTGCTTAAAAAAAATTTTTCTTCTAGGTTTGAATTGCTTGAACAGGTATGCACGAATCCATTACCCAATGAGCTCGACAGATTTCACCTGCCTCTTAACCCCCTAACTCACGAAGACCAATTATTCTTCTCAAGGTACCCTCAAGAATATGGTAGATTTTTGACGCATTTTATGTGCTGGCATAATTTAGCGGTATCTCAATTTGATTTTTTTATTATTATGGAGAGCTATAACTCCGCCTTGGATGTGTTTAATTTATTGCAAAACCCACTAAAAATGGAAGGGCAGGATTTTATTGACATATCAAAAACTTATCACCCTCATTCGCTTTGCTATATATTAACTAAGGACGGTGCACACAAATTAACTAATACAATGAACAACCCATCTCTTTTGAGTAATTGTTCAGATTTGATATCTCCTGAAGTTTCTTTAAGCAAGCCCGCGGTATATTCTCAGATCTCAACATTTATAAATTGGTGCAAAGAAAGTAGTTCGGATATAGATTTTAATTTTTCACAAAAAGCATACGTATCAAAAACAGAAAGTTTCTTTTTTAAAGAGAGTAGAACAATAAATCCCAAAGACTCTATGGATATAGTTAATTCAGGTGATTTTAAATTTTGGGACAAGCCATATATCGATAAAACAAAAACATTTTCAAATAAAATGCTTATGCTTATCCTCGCAACAGAAAGAGAAATTAAATCTGGGCATCTTTATACGATGATGAGTAGATACTTTGCAGGAAATGCATCACTTCATCACTCAATAGATATAATAATATGTACAAATAAAGAGATAACAGAACAAAGGGTTCAAAACTTTGAATCTCATGTAAATATAAATTCTATTAAATTTGTAAATATGGATATCAGTGAGAAAGAAGACATATATATCACAGATCCTAAAGAAATACAAACATTTATCAATGAAAAGAAATATATTCCAGCACTAGGTTTTACATCTGGACCTAATAAATTATTCTATGACTCTATGCTAGATATACTAGATGGTAAACATGGATATTATAAAAACATATTTATGTGCGAGACAGATTCTCGAAATATTATTGAAAATTGGATTGATTCTTTTATCGATTATATTGATTCTTACGATTTTATCATTGCAGGATCGAGGTACAAGAGCTTTTTTGAGGGCAGCGAGACGTCTCTACAGCCCTGGACGGGACACTTGAATGGCATTGCTTTATATCGCACGGGAGACGACTTAAAGTACCTTCTCAATGGTTCTATGAATTTAGTGAAGCATTCGATTGTATCCAAAGCGCAACAATTTTTAAGCTTCGATGTGGCGAATCATTTGTTTTCTCATAGCATGGCAGGAATTGAAGTTTGCTATAACGACAAAGGTTCCAGTAAACTCATAGATTCCAAATTGATTACTAATATATCTCCAATTAGAGACCGAGAGCTATCTCTAGAATTTGTACTGGAAAATCACCCAAAAACTGTCATCATTCATCAAAAGTTATAGTAGTTTATAATTTAACTGTATGCCAAGACTGCCGAGGCGATTCCATAAACAATATATTAAATTAAATTAAATCAATAAAATTTATTTTCGGCTTTCGCCGAAATCGCCTGATTGGCATGAAATACAAAATACAAAATATATTATGTATCTTTTTTAAATCAAACTATATAATATGTTATGCAAACAATCGACATATTACATAACAATATTCCATTTAAAATAAGAGAGCACTTTCAAGAAGAAGATAAGAATGTTTTGGGAGAGGTGTTTAGTGAAGAAAATTACCCCATTAATCAGTTTATCAACTGTGCACCGAAAGTTGTAGTTGATATTGGAGGACACATAGGTAGCTTTTCCAAACGTTGCCATTCCCTATTTCCCGATTGCGAGACGTATACTGTAGAGCCTGACGTAGACAATTATCAAATGTGTAAATTAAATTTAGAAGAACATAACAATACTCTTATTAGAGGTGTTCTTAATTATTATCCTGATAAAGTATATTTTTATAGAAGTGTTAAAGAAGCAACTGGTGGAGGTTTTCTTACTAATGAATTAATACCTAATAAAGAAAGTGTTGATCAAGCAGAAGAACAAGTATATAAATTACATGAAGATTTTGATGTTAAGCATTATACTTTAAGATCATTAATGCATGAATATGATATAGAGAGTATAGATTTATTAAAATTAGATTGTGAGGGCGGAGAAAATGGTTTCCTGAGAGATGACTGCGAAGACCTAGACATACTTAAAGAAACAGGAGCTATTATGGGAGAGTGGCACGGATTCGAGGATTACGGCCCAGATGCACCAACTCAATCAGTATTATTCAATAAATTAAATTCAATATTAAAAGATAGCCACGAAAGTTGGTTTTATGATCCTGTAGAACAAGATGGATTAGGCATATTTGGATTTGTTAAAAAATAAACATAAAATTATGCATGAATACTGATTATACTCTTATACTTAATTATTATAATAAAACAGAAGAGCTACTTAATAAGCAACTAGATAGGGTTTTTAGTCAGAGCTTGCCGCCAAAGTGCATAATTGGCTGTTTTTTAGGATTGCCAAAAGAAAAAACTAATTTCATAGAAACATGGCTAAATAGAACAAAAGGTATGGATAATGTTCATACTGTGTATTCTGACTTTAATTTTAAACACATTGGAAGATATCAAGTCGCATTAGCTGCTCCTACAGAAAAAATAATAACACTAGATGATGATCGTTTCCCGATGCCCGACTATTGTAGGGCAATGGTAAGCATCTTGCACCACGATGACTGCCTGGTTCAGAACTACGGATGGGATTTAGATAGAAGCGCAACGTATAAATATAATAATCAATGTAAAAATTATGATAAAAATACAGCCGTGGCATTTACAGGCATCACAGATATGTCTGGAACATTCTATACTCTGAAGAATCATAGAGATCCAGATAAGCCCATGCTGAAAAAAGCAGATTATCTATGCGGAGGCATGGCATTTAATAAATCTTCATTAAAATATTTATTTGCAGAAGACATAACAGATGACATAAGATTGATTGGAGATGATATTGCTTTCTGCTTAAGATCTAATAAAAATGGAATACCTGTCTATGTTTATAGACCCCAAGATAATGAGGAGGGTGACCGCCGAAGTTTAGAGCACGATTCAGCCGGTATCAATCCAACGGCGACCAGCCAAGAATTCTGGGAAATTAGAACCCGAATGCTTCATAGAGAGCTAGGTTATCCATGGGGAAGGGCTTTTGAAAAAAAATTAAAAGATATTAATTAATTTTAATTTGCTTAGTTTTACATTTCTCTAATTTAGGTATACTAACTTCTAATATTCCATTTTCTACTTTTGCAGTAATTTTAGATGGATTAACGTCTCTTCCAAGCGAAAGTTCTTTATTAATTGAACATGTCATATGGTCATTTATAGCTTTTTCGCCGCGAATCTTTAATATATTATCATCTAAAGTGATATTTATATCTTCTTTACTAAGTCCTGGGACTTGAGCATGGATAACATAGTTGTTTTCTTGCTCATCTAAGGTTGTCCTGTACTTATAAGAATCTAAACTGGAATCGATAACGTTGCAAACGGTGTCGTCCATCGCACTAAGCAGGTTGGCCTGCTCAAACAGTTGGTTAATTAGTGAATATTTCATATGCCTTTATATTTGCAGGTGCCATGCCAATTTTTTAGCCCCCAAAATAAGCCAGAAAAGGCCGCCGAAGTGACAAAATGCCTCTCGACGACCTTTTGCGCGGTCACATTGTGACATTTGGGCGCTACGACTTATTGATCCCCAGGTCGCCAATTTAAACTCCAAAGATAACTCTGGGTTTTAACTTCTTGGATTTTTTCCTCAGGGATGTATGTAGAAGCGCTTCGGAGATTAGTCTGAAGCGTGTCTATAATAACTAGCAAATCAGCAATTTCTCGGTCCTTCTGTTGGATCTGGAATTGCATACTCTTTAACCAATAGGTTTCTTGTTCATCAGCCATACCTAAAAATACACCCCGTGGATTTTTTTTGGTCGGCCCATTTGTTAATTAAAGTCAGATTCATTCAGATATTGAAAAATACCACCCCCCCGGTCGAATCGAATTTTATAGATTCCTTTCATTTCACAAAAGGGGTAGGGTTTCTGATAGGGGGGGAGGGGATCGTGCAGTAAAATAGTTGAATTTTTTTCTTGTGTTTTCGGTACAATGTGTTAGATTGTTTATATGAATAAGATAAAAGTACGAATGCCAATAGTCTTCACAAAGGCAAGACCTCACAAGCTTAGAAACAAAGTACTTCCACGCAAAGCAAAGCATAAAAAAACTTTCGCATAATCAAACTTTTTTCTTGCAATCACTCTATAATACTATAATATACAAACTATGAATAACGAAAATAATATCGCTCTAATCGCCAAAGCCGTTGAACTTGCTAACGCAAACAACAACAAAGTTACAGGTCGCTTCGCTGAACTGCTCTCGGACATCGAGGAAGAAATCGCCAATGAAGAGTTTACTCTTGAGCATGGCATCCAACACGCATCCGAGCGTGACATTGAGGATGAATTTACTTCTCTTGATTCTGTCGAGGCTGAAGAGGACGAAGATTTTGACAATGACGAAAGTCTTGTAGATATGGATTGCGTCAGCGGTACAATGCGTGAAATCTTCGAAGTTTAATCTCTAATCAAAGGAATATATGTTCATACTAGAATCAATACCGTTCTCAGATAAAACAGGCTGGACAATTGAGTCCATGCCTCTATACAAAAAGCAGGCCGAAGCTTTGCTCCGTGCACGCCAAGCCCGGAACATAGGGTCCAAGCGTCGCCGTTACCGTTTAACCAAGGTCAAATAATGGAAGGTTACAACGGTTGGGCGAATTGGGAAACATGGAATGTGGCCCTATGGTTAGGCAACGATGAGAGCTTATACAAGCTAGCTAGGCGTTTTGTGCACTACAAAGATCTAGCCAATTTCCTAGTAGAATCAGGCACGCTTCATACCCCTGATGGTGCGAACTACCAAGACCCCGAGCTTGATACATACGCCTTGGACGAGCTTTTGATGGACGAGTTCTAAACGCTTAATAATCAAAGACTTACGGGCCGGCAGGCCTAGGCCGCTCGTGCCCTAAGTCTATAATAAACAATGACTTACAATAACATAATAATGTAATAAAATAGTTGCATTTTAGGCTTGTGTTTTAGCTATAATATGTTACATTGTATATATGACAACAAAAGAAATAGAGAGAGAAATACTAACACTACAAACCGCTCTTGCTGAGTGCATACTTAGCGACTCTCAACGCGTTGTAATACGCAATGAGCTTGGGCAGCTACAGGACGAGCTATCCTTGAGAGAGTTCGACGAGCAGCCTGACATTGATTGGGGCTTCCACTCACAATACGAGTAAATAGGTCTTGACTTCTTAAAATATAAATCTATAATAAACTTATGATTAAAAATAAAACATTCACCGCAAATATCCATGTCAGTTCAATTGGAGGTGGCAAGCTCCCCTTCTTTAATACAAACACAAATTCCCAAGTAATGATGGAAAGCACCAATCATGTGTTAACATACCAAGCGAAAGATAAGCATGAAGTACGGCGACAAGTTGCCAAGCGTGTGCGTGAGTTACAATCTCACCTCAGCTTTGGCGAGGATTACAGCTACTACATTAATAGAATTTTTGAAAAATAATTAAAATAAAACTTGACTTTTACCAAAAACTTTTATAGATTAGTTACATGATAAAGATAATACAAAACCCAAACTTCACTAAATGGTTCAACATCCTTTTTGACGGAAGGCTTGTTGATAACGCAAAATCTCACGCACAGGCAATGAGAATCGCAAGCAAACTTGAATCTCAAGCTCAAGATCTTCGCGAGCCAATCAGAACAGGTGCAAGAATATCTCTCTAATATGAACGAATCAAAAAAAATGGACTTTCCCGAACTTGACTTGGGACTCGCACTTTCTAAAGCTGAAGGAAATCTCAATTTCCTCGCTCAAACGAGCAACACTGAAGGAGATCAAACCTTGAGCATTACTCAGGGCATGGCAATCCTCGACGCTCTCCACGCAGTACAAGAAGCTCGCAAAAAGTTTCAAACCGTACTGCACGAACAACGCAAAAAATAACATTATGATCGAAATTATCCTATTCTCTCCTTGGCTTGTAGTATTCTACCTCATGTGGCAAGACATGAAAGAAGACGAAACGCCTTGGTAATCAAGGACTTACGGGCCTACGGGCCTAGGCCGGCTGTGCCGGAAGTCTCTAAAGATCAAAGACTTACAATAGAAAAAAAGTTTTAAAAAATTAAAAAAGTTCTTGACTTTTAGCGATTTTCTTGCTATGTTGTTTATATGATAAAGATTAATAAAACACAACTCACCGAAAGAGAAAAAATTCTTTTAGCTTTTGTAATAGCTAAAAAAAAGTAAAATAAAACTTGACTTTTACTAAAAAATAGAATAGATTGTAAATATGATTAAGACAACAGAACAAATAAAAAACGAAATCGCAATAGAAAAAAACCAACTTGCAATGTGGCAAGGTAAAATGGATCAAAGCGAAATTGATTGGATCAATGCAAAAATTTCTGACCTTAAGGCTATGCTTTCACAAGCTCGCTATAATGACAAAGTTTTAGCTTATGGTTGGAAGTCAGTTGAAAGAAACGCTTGACATTTAAACTCAAAACTGCATAATAAGACTTATGATTAATGTTGATAAAAACCCAAACTTTTCAAACTGGTTCGATATTCGCCTCTTTGGAAAACTCGTAGATAACGCAAAGACTCACGCTAAAGCCATGAAAAAGGCAAAGCAATTACAAATCAAAACACAAACTCCAATACTCTCAAACCATGGATAAAATAAAAGAGCTTAAAGAACTTATTCGAGTACTCACACCAAATGCAGAAGCGGGGCACATCCAAAGTCAGCAGATGGTAATTAACGCACAGATTGAGCTTGATGAGATCCAAGACAATCTAAAAGCTCAAGAAACTTTTATGAAGTTTATGCTTGCAAAACCAAATGATAATGCTTAATATAAAATAATGAGACAAGTAACACAACAAATTAAACAAGCTTTTGAATCTCGCCAACCTTTGACAGTTGGCAACACTCGCACGGACGGTAACACCGTTTGGTTGCATGGGAACGCTATAATCAAGCGTGACGCAAGCGGGTTTGTGATATGGTCGCTGGCTGGCTGGAACACTCCAACAACTCGCGAGCGGGTAAATGGAATAGTCAATGCCGGAGTAAGTCAGGTCAACTTTGAGCCTGTACTAAATGGTCATATCATTAATCCATCCGATTGGTTTGCCGTATCAAATCAAAATGTCGAGGCTCTTGTGTTCTAAGTAGCACATAGCCAAAGACTTACGGCATCTGCCGACTAGTCAGAACAGAATAGTGCAATAAAATAAAAGAATCTTTTTTCACTTTTTTCTTGCAATTTCTGAATTTATATGCGATAGTAGTTATATGATTAAAGATAAAATACAAGTTAGAATCAAAAAATGGTCAACGCATTGGTCTGTTAAGATCTTCGACACAGGAACTGAATACCCACGGGTTCGGACTGCGTCAAGTCTTTCATACCTTAGAACAATCGAAAGAGAAGAGAATCTAAACTCTCCTCGTTTTAATGTAGTAACCCAACACTAAAAAATAATATGTCAGATAAAAATAAATTTAAAAAAGGTGATGTGCTTATCTCTCGAGATAATAAAATCTTTCAATTTATCCAAGCTACCGAGCACGAAGAGCTTGGCACCATCGCTATGGTTCGCCCGTATCGCACCGACCGCAAGGTTGGGATTCGTTTCGAAGATGTAAAATTGCATCCTCTTTTCGCTTGACTTTTAAAATTAAAACCCTTATAGTTGTATCATGTCAGAATTAAATAAACCACAACCAAGACTTCAACGCATTACCGAGACAATGAAAAAAGCTCGCACAGAAAAACGCCAAGCATGGATCCTTAGCAGGATTATAGACATTTGGGATGCCGAAGCTATGCAAATTATAAATAACTAAATATGGAATTAGTTATTCTTTTGGCTGGATTCGGTATCGCTTGTGTTTTTAAAGAGTTGATCTATCCTACTTTATCTTAATCATCGGGTTGGGAGGGGTGGACTGCGTCGCAGAAAGCCCCTCCTTAAATCTTTGATACTTAGAGACTTACGCAAAACTCAACCTAGGCGACCACTTACGTAAGTCGTTGATAATAAAAATGTTATGGAATTTTCATTGATAAAAATATACTATTTACTATTTACCTATTTCGTTTTTCTATTTAGCAAATTATCAATTCTAAATATACTCCGCGTAAGCATATAACTTTCCTTCTCTATAATTAGCTTTTCGTGTTATATCTATAAAGTTTTTTGACTTTACATTAGCTTCTACGCAAGCTTTGCCTAATACTTTTTCATCATTCTCTAATACTCTTAAAGCACATACTTCGGCTATGAGTGGAATTTTGTCGCTTGATAATGTTAAGATGAATTTTGTTTTTTTCATAATATAATTATATCAGTTTAGAATCAAGAGTCAATACCTTCTTGGACAAATCCCGTTGCATCTTTCTTTGCCATACCTTTTTCGATAAGACCAACAACGACACCTCGCTTGTCAAGAAAACGCAAGTCAGTATCATCGCCATTGACGACTTCGTAACCTTTCCAAGTTTTGGGAAGTTGATTGCGAAACACCACGGCAACATTGCCACCCATAGCAAGAACCATTTCGCATTTCTTATCATTGTTCTCCGAGCGAGAAAAAGTCAAATGATAATTGGAAGGAAATTTTACCTCGTCTTTGGCGAATGGCTTACCAAGAAAAGCACACATTCTCTTGAATGACTTTGTATAATCATAAAATTGCTCGCCACAGAAGTATTCAAAAATGTTATAGTTTGGATCTTTCATGTAAACACCTTCCCATGCGATGTCACTTGTGAGATTGAGGCGGAAAACTGCTTTCATTTCTTTCTTGCTTGCGGATTTGATAGTTGACGCAATTTCTTTGCACAACTTGTACATAAAATCTTTTTTCTCTTCGAAGAATAGTTTTGTCTTGGCAACTCGTGATTGCTGAACAGAATTCATTTGCCCACGACCTGCTGTGTTGAGACAAGAAGCGGTGCATCCTTTTGAACGCCATTGGCAAACTTCGTAGCCCGCAAGATTTGCTGGAGCAAGATGAATACCTTTTGTGATGTAACCCATTTTTTCTCCTTTGAGAATTTTTTGATTACCTGATGTGAGAAGTGTTGTTTTAATCATGATACTATACTAATAAAAATAAATTAACTTGTCAACCCTTAATAACGCTCAACTAAAACTTTATCTTGATAAAGTTTGCAAAGAGTAGCAAAGTATCTTGTCTTCTTGTTTTCGACATCTACAAAAGAATGATACTTGTAAGGATTGTATGTAATTTCGATCATGTCAACCCATCCATCCCATACTTTCAAATCTTCGTGACGGATGTAACCTAAGATACCGGCATGAACATTCTTACTTTTTTCTCGAATCACACGCTCACGACCTTTTTGATTAACTTTCATTACCGCTGAATATATAGAGATTGGAGACCCATCTGAATGAGCCTTAACCAATCCGTCCTGGCGAATGCTCCAGCAATTCTTGTGAAGATTTTTATATACGAACACCTTGCGGTCATAGTCGATGTCGTAGCGAGAGTCTGGTTTTGTTCTAATCATAACTATATAATAACAGATAAGAACTCAATGTCAACATTTAATTTTAAACGCTTGATAATCAAAGACTTGCGAGTTAATTTCCCTAGGGTTGCCGGCCCGTAAGTCATTGACCTACAATAGGTTAAGGCACAAAAAAAACCCTTGGTTTCCCAAGGGTTTTTGAAGGAGGGCTTTGGTCAGCTCCTTGAGCGTTTAAAATAACGCTCGGCAACCTTAGCCCTGACAATCATAGAGCGTTCAACTCTACGCTCGCCCCCATTAGTGTCACGGAAACGGACGGCTTTAGAATTATAGTCGTGAACTTTAGCTGAATAAAGCTCACGCTTCAGACCATTCTTGAGAAGGACGGAAACAAATCGTCCTTTGCGTGAATCGAGTACTTCGTTGAGATTACGGCATTTCATAATATATATCCTTTGTTTTTAGTGTTAAAATTAAGCTACGAGTTCAACCTCTTCAACCCCTGCGACAGGATCAAAAGCATTGTGAAAGATTTCAGATCGTTTGGGCAAGTGCATAACATTTCTGCCTTTGCTTACTTCCGTGAATGCGTTGTACAATGAATTGAGATTTCGATCTTGAAAAACTTTGTGGTCAGAACTTCTCCATTGTTCCCAAGCTTGGGCAAGCATGGATTTACCAATCAAATTGGTCTTGATTCCTGCCTCGTAAACATCGAAAATAAGATGTTGGGCTTCTCGATCATTGACGGCAAGGTCTTTGTAAGCTTGCACTCGATCATTTTGGCGAGTCCACATAGGGATTAAGTACTCGGTGATTTTGTTCACTCTCGTAATAAGTTCGCCATGAACATCGCCAATATGCTTGCGAGTAAATACAACTTCATTGTGAAAAATAAGATTGTCACAGATGAATGGTGCGTCACCTGCACACAAACCTGCTGCGAAAAGTTTGTCATGGGAATTTCTCATGCCCACAACGCAACCACGCTCGCCACCATTATCGGAAAGGTCAGCATGATTGACTTGAAACATTCCAAAGTAATGCTCGCCACCTTTGGTCACATTATGGCATTCGTTAAGAATTTCAAAACCTTTGTCTTCAAGAGTGTTTCGAGTTGTATCCACAACTTTTGAGTGAGCAATAGGTTTCCAGCGATTGGTTGCTTGTGGAGTTGGCACTCTACGAACGGCATCCATGTCAACGATGGTTGATCGGTTACCGCAAATGCGAAGGTTAAGACGAGGAGTTTCTTGAGTTGTATCTAACATAATTTTTTTAAGTTTGGGTTTATCTGATTGTTATAATATAAGTATAAGTGAATATATATAAAAAGTCAAGCATTAATTTTGCCAATCGAGAGGTAAATCTCCGTTTTGTAAATTATCGTAAGCTTGAGCTTTCTTGCCTAATACCTTTAAGGCACTTGCTACAAGACCAAGCGTAAGTTGATCTTCAGCAGTAAGTTTTTCGTGCATAGGTTGAATAAGTATGTCAGAGATTTGATCCATGATCGCCTCGACAACGAGTTCAGCACTAGGGTTTTCATCTGATTGGTAGTCTTCATTAATTATCATACATATAAGTATGACAGAACGGGTTTAAATTGCAACTATAAAATGACTAATAAATACATTTTTTTTGTTACTTAAGTGCTTCTCTATCATAGACTTCCGGCACGGCGGGCCTAGGACCAAAATCCCCCAAGTCATTGGGGGATAGTGGTTTAGGAGGGTAGAATCAGAAAACTCTTTTCTCTAACTTATATAATTTCTCAAGTAGAGAGTCGTGCAATTTCCTCTTCTCAATGAATTCTTCGCAATAAGATTCTGTTACCTCTGCAAGCATTAGCTCGTAGCCAAGTTGACGAATCTGTTTTTTAAGTGATGATGCAGTCATATAATTATGCCTTTTCTAATGCTACGACTCTATCGTAACGGAATGAACGCACTCCGTGGCGATTATGACAATAAGAACGGAAGCCAACGATTTGCTTGCCCTCCTGATTGTTGCCAAATTCATAAGCATATGATGGTTTGTTGATGGTATAGCGTTCTGTTCTGCCGTCAAGCGTGCGATAGACGACTTGATACTTAGGAGAGAACAGGTTCTTGATTTTCTGAACTAACTTCATTTTCTTGATTCCTTTTGTTGAGGATTGTTGATTGTTGATTAAGAATTTCTTGAGCTTCGTGTTCGCTCTCGAAATGTAAAGTGATGAGGTCAGGATGCTCGCCTTCGCTCCGATTGTACCAAGAGGGCAAAAGCTCCTCGAAATATAATTCCCACATTCCCGATTCTTGGTCGTAGGAGGCTTTGTCTTCAAGCGAAGGTAATTCGCAGTTTGCTTCAATATAATCTAACATGATATAAATATAATATAGTTTGAATTAAATGTCAAGCATTATAAATTGCTTTTTCCATTTCCACATCGTGAGCAGGAGGGTTGAGCAGGTCATCAAGTTTGTCATAGACTTTTTGCTTTGATCCTGTAAAACCTGTTTCTTGTTTTATGATAGCGTAAGCCGATTGACCTCTGCGTTTCATTCCAAGAAGTTCAAGCTTGAGCATTTTATGGAGAGTGCGGAGTCTAAACTCTGCAATTTGTTTTTCGTTTGTTAACATAGTGTGTGTTGGTTATAGTTCTGCTGATTGAAAAGATGATTCTATTCTAGTCTCATCTCTATAGGATGTCAAGTCTCGAATGATGTCATCTAAAGATTCATCGAACGATTGAAATGCACTTCCCTTTGGGAACTTTTCGGGATGACGCTCATGTTGGTCAAGGCAAACTGTTGAACTTGGATTTGACCATGCAAGATTGCCGTTAACGATGTTTAAAACTGTTTCTGCTCTTTGTCTGTATTCTTCTTCTGTTGTCATGATATAATACTAGATTAATAGTGCTCAGCTGTCAAGCCCTAATTCTTTTCTATATTCTCTTTTTGCTTCTCGAAGTTCATCCACCCAATAAATACCCTCGGATTGAGCCTTCATCATTAGATAAGAAATCTGCTGAGGAGATTGCCATCCCACAACATCATCGGAAGGAGAAAGAGGAATCATATCATTTTTATAAAAAAACGCAACTTCGTAAAGATCCTCCTTGAGATTACCATAAAGCCCTTGACCTCCTTCGTTGTTCGCAACGACAGAAATCGAGATGTCATTACCCAATTCAAGCACAGCTTGAACTCCGTCAGCATGACGATGTGGCTTGAAATCAAGATGGGAAAATTCCAACATAGCTTTCGATTGAAATTGTGAGATTGAGTTTGGTATATCGTAATTAATCATGTATATAATACTAACCTACAGACTGCTTGCTGTCAACACTTTTTTTACTTTTGTTGTAAATCCTTGCTTCTTAAAGACTTACGAGATTCTCAGACTAGGCGAAAATTTCATAAGTCGTTGATGTTCAGGGTGTTGGGCGGCGCTCTCTGCTGAATATATATTATTTGGTTATTTGGTATTTCCATATTTGTCATTTACGTATTTGGCGTTTTAGTCATTCCAAGATTCGAATGCTAGCTTCACGCCCATTACTGTACCCATAGTTATGATTATTAGTAGTTCCAATTTATTCTGTTTTTGAGTATTGCTTCCAGATTTCTAAATCCAAATCAGTAACTGATTTGCCAAGTGTACGAGCAAACATTTTAAATACATTAGAGTAATAGTTGTAGATTCCTTGGTTTTGAGGGGTACTTTTTGGGGCGTCTCTGTAACCCTGATCCCTAAGGAAGCGAAGAATATGTGTGTCAAGCATGGGCTCATCAAAGTCCTCGCGACTGTGAGATAGAAAGAATCGTGCGGTTTTAAGTCCAACACCTCGCACCTGCATCAGGCGGGCGAGAGTAACTGCTTGTAGGTCTCCTAGAGCAAGAACATCCTTGTAGCTGTTGTAGCGTTGCTTGTAAGGGCTAATTGACGCCCAATGAAGCACCTCCTGTAGTCTGCCAGCTTTTTCTAGAGCACGAAGAGCATCAAATGGAGAATCTGTGTCAGAGATATCTTTTGCTCTTTCGAGGAAGACTTCTAGTTTTGGAGCCTCGACTGCAGACTTTTTACCTGCGACATTAATACAAAATAATAAAAACTCCTGTAATTCAGATTGAGTTCGATTATAGTTAGTTACTTCTGCTGGATTTATCATAGTATAATACTAATTAAGATTAAGATAAAGGTCAAGATAAATAGTCATTCACCATATAATCATTATATAAGCATTGATCAATATATCTATCTAAGAATTTTAATTGTTGTTTAGCTTTTAGAGGTAAATTTCTTTTCAATAATAATCTAATTAATTCAACTCTACTTTGTATTTCTTGTTTTTGAGCATAATCCATTCTATGTTCATTATCATATACTCTATCATCTATATCTAATAGACCTAATTCAACTGCACTATGTTCTGCTTGATACTTCATAATATATTTTAATTAGTGGTTATATGTAAAGCCTCACGAAGATTGTTGCAATCCTTGGCAGATAGAAATACCTCTCTGCAATAGTCAAGGTTCTCTCGTTCGACTCTCTCGATGGTTTCAATTGCTTGCCATACAGGAACTCGTTCACGAGGCAATCCGCCCCATTTAATAACCACCCTCATGTGAGGAAAGTGTTCGTTAAGCTCTGCGAGCTGAGCCGAGTTAATGTATCCGAAATGTGATAGTATGTCTTTTAATGTGTTCATGCTACCATAGTAGACTAGGTGGTCGATCTTGTCAAACAAAAAAACCCCCACCTCGAAAGATGGGGGCTTTTGGAGCGTTAGGCTTTTATTGAGTTACCTAACAGGCGATGATAGTCACTAGAGGCAACACACAACCTCCGCATATTTGCCTGTAAAAATAAATGTGGGGAAGGACTACTGTATACCTTCAACTTTTCGGCGTGAACATCAGTTCATGGATTACCTACTTCGAACTACAGACTAGACTTGGCATTTGTCATTCGGCTCATCCGATTGGACTCTACCGTCCCTACCACAGGGATCTGCATACCTTAACCCGCTCACGACAGGTTATTTCGAGTCACCCACAGGAAGGATTATAAGCCCTTCCAAATAGAATGGAACGAGTCAATGTCCGATACTCAGCTATCGACTCATTGTTCCAAAGTGAATTGAGACTTACAAGAATTGGCTTTTAGCAACTTAATGCTTGCGAGATCTATGCTCAAAATTTAAAATGTTAAAGATCAATTTATTTTATTTGATTGAGTTTATTTCTCAATTGTTATGTATTAATAATACTATATATTTGATTATTTGTCAATAGTATTTTCTGTATAAATTATTTGTTCTTGGTTTGGTTTAATATATATTACTGTTTTATTTAAAAAACAAGTTAAAAGTGATGCAACTATTATTTCCATATTATTCTTTATTATCTTCTATTATTTCTCCATCAGTGGTCATTGTCTCAAAGTCTTCGGGTATTCTAGGTGATTCAAAACCCTCAAATGGTGGTTTATCAGCAAGTTCAATAGTCGTAATCTCGCTCTCTACCGACTGAATATCCACACATTCATCATCTGCAATTTCTCCCGAATCCATTATAAGCCTTGCGTGCTCTTCGTCTTCTGCCTCGATAACAAACTTGCCAAGGTGAACCATTTTAACAAATACTGCATACTTAGGCATGACTACGAACCCCCGATCTGATTGCTCGTTGAGCCATTTTTTCTTTTTGCTTCTGCTCGGCTTTCTGTGCCAACCAAGTGTGGTAATATATGCTATCTTCGGGGATAGAACCGAAGTTTGCAAACTTTCCATTTCTAGCGTAGTGTCCATTCTGCACTTTGCTCATTACTTCTGATGCTCTTGCGTTTTTTGCGATACTCATAATTATATATTTATTAATGTTATTAAATTTATTATTTATTTTGTAAAATTCTAGCTATTAATTGTAATGCTTCTGTATTCTTATCTATTGATGATCTTATATCATCTAAATATCCATTAGTCATTTGTGCTTGGTCTTCTATCTTATCTCCTAGAAAGCCTATGTGTTGCACAAGCTCGCTTGTGTTTCCGCTCATGTACGAACTCAAGTTAGATACCTCATCCGCAATGTCGCGTTGCTTGCGGATCGTGTTGTAAGTGCTTTGTAATTGTGTCATGGTTTAAGTATCGCAAAATATGTCGCTCTTGTCAACACTTTTTTTTAATGTGTCGATTTTTTTCTGTTTTATCGACATAAATGCTTGGTATATATGGCATAATAGCTTTATTTGAAGTTATTTGGCTCAAATTCAATCTTAATTTCGTTTATTGCTTGATATATAATGCAATATTAAGTCTCCCACAAGTACATATCACTACCTGTTAATCTTCTACTATATTTATTAAGACTAAAACCATTCATTATTTCAATTAAATCATTTATATTTTTATTTTCATAAATTAATATAATTTCATCAATTGTTTTATCAATTATTTCTAGTTTATATTGCCCTGTCTTTGGTGCTATATGTTTATTTGTCTCTAATTCAATCATGATTGCTTTACTCCGAAGATTTTGCCACTCGCACAACGCTTATCCTCTTGATAATCGTTAACATAGTAGTTATTTGTGAATATATCATTAACATTTAATCCATTATTAGTTAATTTATTTATATCACTAATTATATTTTCAATAGAATCGCCTGTTATTGATTTATCTTGTTTAATATCATTATATTCATCTAGCAAAGCATTTATATTTCGTGTTAATTCGCTCATATGTTATAAGTATGTGGCAATATCGCTTGCTTGTCAACCGAAAACTTGCGAACGCGACCAATTAATATATATTAATCAATTAAAATATGTTAAAAAGAGCAGTATTATCTGAATAAAGTTGGAAATCCGTATTTATTTCGCTTTGTATTTGAATTATTTTCATTATCAATTTTCATTTCGCAATTATTAGATATATTTTTACTATTAAAATTATTTTTAAGTTTAATTTCAAGCAATTTTGAATTTATATTATTTAGAATTTTGTTTATTTTGTTTAATTTCATTTGTTATTTGAATATATTTATATTAGTTATTATATATATTGAAGTCGCGTAGCCCATACAGACCCACTTTCTCCCACTTTGACCCACAACGGAATCCCTTTATTTACAAGTGTTTATATATAAATTAATAATAATCATTAACTTAAAATAAATCAAGTAATAATATAAGTGTGTTATTTGTTCTTATATTATGCTTATATATATATTGTATAGAGAATGTAATTATTTATCTTTAGTAAGTAACATATAAGAATCCTTGGCGATGCCAAGTTCTGACAAAAGGTAACCTCGCTCGATTTCTAAGAGTTCTGCAACCTCTCCATCTTCGGGAGCATTGTCGATTATGTAATCTAATTCTTTTTCAATTATGTTTAATTCGTTCTCTATATTATTTATATTTAATAATAATTCTCTTTCTTTGTTATTAGTCATCATAAGTAAATGCTAAAAATAAAACAAATATTAAGAGTACCGCCAAACCTGTTCCGATAAATATATTATTAACAATATCAATTATGTCTATTGAATACATATTCACCACCAACAAGTATAGAATACTTTATTTCCTTTATTAATTTCATCTCTAGCTTTTTCTATGAATTCCATATCTAGTTCCTTGTAGAAATAATCATAACCTTCATGATGTTCTCCATGCTTGTTTGCCCAAGAGAACGAATCATCTCCAAAGAAGAATCCACCGCACGATGGTAACGCTTTCGCACAAACTGCATCCTCAAGGTCATCAAGGTCTTGCTCATTTAAATAAAGATTAACGCAATTAAAGTCTCCTAGACCCCCATTATCAGTCGGTTCGTAGTTTGGTCTACCCTTGGCTTGCCAAAGTTCTTCCATCCACCCTTGAAGGCGATTGTGCTTTCTCCAATAAGCGATTTCATGTTCTTCTCCTTCTGAATTTTTGCTATAAGCTTGTTGATCTAATCCCATAATATAAGTATTCTATTTTGTTTAGCCCCGAAAGTCAAGAATTATCTTCTTTTAGTTTGTTTAAAATATATTCAGCAAGAATTTCAAAATCATCATCACTTAATTTATTTAAATAAGTATTTAATTCTTCGATAGTATTTAATTTTTCTTTATTCTGTATATATTTATATATAATATTCTCTATCTCTTCAGTCATGTTATTTAATTGGAAATGCAGATGGCAAGAAATCTATTGCTTTATATATATCATAAGCCATTCTTCCGTAATTTCCTCTTTCGTGAAAATATTTTAAAGATTCAATTAAAACCTCAAGATAGTCTGCCATTTGTTGTTGACTTGTTATATCGGTATATTGCTTTCCGATTTCTACGATAACTTGAGTAAGTTCTGATTGAAGTTGGTGAATAAATAATTCTGATTCTTCACTCATGATACTAAAAGTAGTGCATCATGGATCAAGTGTCTTGTCTTGTAATCAAGTAGCCTACCCTCTTCATCCTTCGGGAGCGTATCTAATACGCTCTCAAATTCTACATGAAATAAGGAACTTAAACAAGCAACTTTTCTATAAATACCAATTTCCTTGTATTTAAGAATTGCCCATGAAGCATCAACTTGTACTGAATTAGCATTACTAATTGAATTCAATAATTCGTTTTTCTGTAAAGTTGTATCCATTATGAAACTTTCCAATTTGACATGATTTCTTCAGCATCACTATGAAGATCAAAACCCAAGTCTTCAACTATAACGGCAATGTCTCTTATTCTCCAACCTTCTTCTCTACAAACCTTCAATGAAGATATAAGTTTAAGAGTAACCTCTTCGCCATTATCTAATTTATTTTCAATAAAGTTTTTAACATCTAATTTTGAAACTAAATCTTCCTCATCGTCCCACTCGCCTGTGATCGTTCCCTCGCAATCGTAGTCGCAAGATTCATCTTCGCAACAATCATCAGCATCAGAACCATAGATAGGCTTATTAGCCTCGTAGACTACCTTATCTAGCTCTTGACGAGAGTCGGTAATGTCTGCAACCACTTTGTACTTACAAACCCTTAATTTTTGAAAATTACAATCCGTTGGAACGGAGACTGCATCTTGCGGATCAAACTCCACAAGAAGTAATCTGCCTTCAGAAGATGCCCAACTATTAGCATAATCATACGAACCGATGTGCAAACCATGAGAACAATGGTTGTCTTTGTTGTCATCGCAACTTCTACGCTGAATCTCAATAGTTTCGCCAACACCATTGTAAATTTGATGTCTGCTATTGGTTTCGCCTTGCAACACGATTGTATCTGCATTGCCTGTGTTACTCCAATAATCAGATTGAACACCCTTGTAACCTAAAACTTTACCTTCGGGAGAAATCGGTAAAGATTTATACCCTAGGAAGCTATAAAGTTCGTCAACAGAGTTAGATGATGGATTATTCATCAATCTACCAATGTAATTAGTTATTGGAGTAGAATCCTTCATTCCACTACGCAACATATCTAAGAGTTTGTCAACGACAACTCCATGTAATCTATGTTTGCCTTTATAATATAAGACTTCATCTCTAACCTCAACATCACCCTCTACAAAATCTTCAACTGCCTTCTTGATGTCAAGAAGTTCGGGGACATCATCATATCTCCCCTCAAAGATTGCAGATCGTAATGCAGAGAAATTTGCATTATCTTTACGGATCGTGTGTGGTTTTCCATCAAAAAAGATAGTAATGGAATCTTCGCTCAAGTTGTACGCTAATTTTTCGCTCATAATTTTTATCCTTTGTTGTATATAATATTAGTTTGAATTGTCGTGAAAGTCAAGATGAAAGTTTTGGGGAGAGGCATTTTCATGCCTCACCCCCTAGCTTATCACACATAGAAATATAATCTGCAATGTTCTTGCCAAAGTTTTGCTCCGCAAGATTCTGCCATCCATATATTGATGAATTTATATTCATTAGTAATGGGTACTTGTCTATGATTTCCTTGCAAAGGTAATCGAAACTTTTCCAATTATATGTAGAAGAGAAATTTTTCTTGAACCAATCTTTGTCATTATCATGCACCAAATTCTTGAGTTGACTTAATGTTGACAAAACAACCTCTTCTCTTTGAGAATCTGTGAGAATATTTATTGCTTCTCGAAGGTCATGGTTCTTGTTAAGGCTTTTGTTCAAAATGCTCTTTAGGCTATTATTAGCTAGTAAACCTTCAATACTCTTGACATTGTGCATTTCATGTCGATGCTCTTGGTATGCAAGCCTACGCTCTCCACGCAATAAATCAGCTTTTCTGCGAAGTAGGGCAGACTTTGCTTTTTGAATACGATAATCTTTCCATTCAATCCATTTTGACTTGTCAAGCTTAGAAACATCCGCACTACGAATACCATGAAGATCAATCATAGGCTCATCTAGGTTTTTCAGTAAAGCTTTCATGCCTTTGAAATCACGCTTGAGACTATCTAAGCAGTAACTATAATCACCATTTGGCTTATAATTACTAATAGAAATATATACATTTTGTGAATCTTCATCTGTCTCTGCTTCAAGCTTATCTTGCTCTGTACCATTTTTCCATTGATCGGAATTTCTGTATCCTTGTGGATCATACAAGAAAGTTGGAACGGATGAGCGTGACTCACCACTTGATCTAGTGCCTTGCTTTAACTTAGCTTTCTCAACATTGCTAGTATAAAATATATTTTTCTTAGAGACAAGATTGAGTTGCCAACCATCTTCATCGCCATATAAATATTGGCTACCACAATCAGTATAAGATACGCAATACACCGCAACAATAGAGTCATCCTTGTTGAATATAGTTCTAGCTCTCAAGGCATTACCATGTGGAGATTTAATGTCTTGAATCATAAGCCTATTGTTCATGTGAACATCGACTCTGCTTGACTTTTGACTTCTTACTTTATATCCATCAGTAACATCTTTGTCATCCGTTTTGGTATATTCAGTAATGATTATATCTTCATGATAGTTATGAGGGCGATGGAAGACTGCACTATTGATAGGGACATTTTTCCATTTAAAAGTATTTTGAAAGACATTTCTTAATTGATATGGTAACGCATTGATAACCTGTGCATACTTTGCTTTCGCATCCCATAGGCAAGTTGCTCCACCAAGCTTTTCCTTGGCAATTTCTTGGATGTCATCGTACATCTTGCGTAACTTTGCAACAATAGCTTTTTGCGTAGCTTTGTTGTATTCTAAGGACTCACGACTATGATGCAATTTCAATTCACCAATATCAAATCTAATATAAACATTGTCTTGTTCACATATATTCTTTAGAGGTGAAAAGTCATAATCTTCTTCGACATAGTTTTTAAAGTCAATAGAACTTGTATTTATTGGATAATGCACTCTGCCCATAAATGCATGGCATTGAGAGTGACTTCTTCTCCAATAATCTTGTTGGTCATCAATAATGAACCAATCTTTATTCTTGGATTGAAGTACGACATTGTAATCATCAAAGAACTTTTCATCCTTGTCAACTCCTATAAATTTTGGCATTTCTGACTTATCGAAGAAACGAAAGAAAGCTTTAACAATTTCTCTAAATTTATCAATATCTTCATCTGCAATAGCAACCTCTACGGATAAACCACTTGGTTCATTACTAGGTTCTCTATGTAGTTCTACAATTTTGGTATCATCATCTTCATTGACAAATACATTGTAAGAAGCTTTTTCTCCACCATGAAAAGATACACAGGTGAAATTATTTCCATAAGACAATGGGGCGAACTTACCTATACCGAAAGCTCCGATATAAGAATTAGAATTACGCTTTGTACTTTTTCCATACTTGGAATACAAACCGAAAACATCTTCTTTGCTCAAGCCATGACCATAGTCTCTAACGCAAAAATGCGGATTAAACCTAGAGGGAATTGTAATCTCGACTTGACGAGAAGAATTCGCTTCTTGGTTTGCATCTAAACCATTAGCACTAATTTCACGCACAACTGCGAGAGGTGGATTAGAATAGTTGTTGCGGAGAAGAGACGCTACATAACGCATATCTTCTGCATCAATGGTACAATTTACTGAATCGAAATCGTGAGACGATACGACTCGTTTGGATTTTTCTTGTGTGATAATCATAATAGTTTTTCTAAGTGTTATATAATAAGTCTGACAGGTTTTTGTTGAAAGTCAACATTTTTTTTAATCAACGAGAAGATTTTCGTCACCGAAGAGTAAATACTTAGTATATACTAAGCAGTTAATCTCATGGATGTATCTTTCTTCATTCTCTTGAGTGCTGATTTCGAGGTTTTCAATCTCTTCTATTTTTAAATTAATAAGTTCTTTTAGTTTGTTCATACTAATTTCGCTTGTTTGTTAATATATTTACACTATTGTTGGTACATATAGACAGGAGTGTACTCGCCTACATAAGCACCTTCGATGTTAAAACTGAAGTATTCTGAAGCTTCTTCCCAATCCATTCCATCACGCTCGACAAGAGTCTCGATAATAGAGTCAACAGAGTAAATTACTCTGCCATCTTTATCGTAACCCATGATCGAGCGATCAAAACCATCTGCGAAGAGTGCTTCGGGGTTCATTTCTGCTATAACTTCTTTTAGCTCTTCAATTCTGTCTAAGTGAGCTTGACGAATTTCTGCAATTTGTTTTTCCTCTTTTTGTGTCATAATAGTATTCCATCACATTACGCAACCATTGTCAAGGCATTTCTTTGGAATGGCAAAACTCTTTCGACAAGAAAGTCTACAACCGCCCAAGATATATCAAGCATTTCTTGACACTCCCTACGATCTCCACCATATTGAGATTGATTTGCCGAAAAGTGAACTTGATAACCTTCATCATCCCTAGCTACAAGCGGATCATAGTCCATAACCCAATTTCCTTGGGCATCACGCTTATACTCTCCATGTCGATGATTACTTGTTATATATGCAATAGCATTAGGTGATGTCCATTTGCTTGCTCCATTGGAATATTGTTTCGCAATATTATATTTTACAAAGTCAATCTCCGCACAAGGATAACCATCTTTCAAGCTATGCAATCGAACACAAACTCCGACTGCCTTTTTGACCATCCTACCATATTGAGTATAAGTATTTCCACCTGTTAAGAAATCTACAAAACCACTTTTGGTTTTATATGATGCAGTTTGAATTTCATCTTCAAATTGACTACTAACTCTATTTCTTTTGATGAAAATATCTTCAGCAGTGAAATCATGCCAATGTATTTGTTTTGTGTTCCAATAGCTCATACTGATCTTAGATTTTCTTCGTTAATTTTATTTGCAATAGAGACGAATTCTTCGTCTTCATCGTCATTTAAATTTTTGTAAAATGGACTTTCGCTCAATTCTACATAAAGTGGCTCTCTATATAAATTATTTGTATTAATTAATTTTATTTTAGCATCAGATGGATCAGCAATAGAATCGAGATTTCTGAACGCATCCATGTGCGATCTGCCCTCTATGATTGCATATCGTGAACCTTTGACTCCCTCGCCCCAATCTACTAAGTATAATTCTTGTTCCATAGTATTAAGTATGTTTAATTAATGTTTAATGTCAAACAAATTATTTTTCGAGGCAGTAACTCCAATAGCGTGAGTTTCTTCTGCCTTGAACTTTGTTCCAATAAATTTCTCTAGCAACATTTGGCGATACTCCGTACTTATCGCAACGAGCAAGCCACTCGTTCTCCATTTCTTGATATGCTTCTAGCGAACTAGCGTGACCTTTCTTGAGGTCATGCCCCATGAAGCGTAACAAGTGAACATCTAAGCAACAAAGTTGTGACTCTGTTGGGTAGCTCAAAGATAAAGCGTAAGTTGTCTTCGCATTACCAAGACCATAGATCGTTCCAATCAAACGATTGCGACACTCTTGCCATGTCTCGTCATCCTGCTTCTTGAACTGATCGGGGTTTTCTCTGAACTTGGTTGCCAATTCCCACAAGCCTCTTTCTCTACGCTCATAAAGACCAACCTTTGCTTTGACAATCATGTCACGCAACGCATCTTTAGAAATTGTCCATGATAAATCGCTCATTGCGATTTCGTATCCACGCACATTACTTTCCCAAGTAGTGTGAACGCTCATAATTGCGAAGACCCAACGACCAAACATTTCTGCATCATTCTTTGGAATGAGCGATGCCCAATAATCTTCACCTTCTTTGACAAGACGAAGAGTAAGATTGTTGAAAAAGCGATCAACTTCTTTGAGTTGATTTACTTTCTGCACTGCCTTCGCTTGTTCAAGCGTTTGCTTGAATGGAAATAATAGTTGATCGAAACTATTCGTTAATTCAAATTGAGTTGATTTTTCTGTTAGTGTGATTTGCATGATAGAATAAGTATTGAGGAAAAATGCTTGCTTGTCAAGCTTTTTTGTGAAAATGCTTATAACCCTCTCATTATAAGCTAGTTATGATTTAATTTACTCGTAATCTCTGAAAGAAAGTGCATAAGGAAACCTTGGAATACCATCGGGAGTCAATTCAAAGAACTTAATCGTTGCGTATTTACCAATGTAATACTCACGATTTTCTAGTATTTCTGCTAGATAATCAAAACTACCTTTGATATTTGAATTAAAATGCGTATCCATTTTTGGGCAATAACAAACAAGATGCTTTGCCGTACCACTACGATTGCCATTACCCTCTTCAATATCTGTGACAAGATACTCCGCATCCATAAAATCTTTACGCTTTAGCAACTTTGCACTACGCTTACCTTGTTCATAGGCATTGTTAATACGAATCATTTGACCCTCATATCCTTTTTGAATATATTTTGAATAGTATTTGTCTAAATGTTTTTTACTTGACACAACACCTGTTTTCACTAATTTGATAGAATCACTTTCATATATATCTTCAGCGAAGAAACGCTCTGAGAAAGAGTGCTTGCATTTAAAAGTATTACTTTGAGGTATATCATATATCCAATACTGAACAAGAGACTTCGATTCCTTTAGTGCTTTGTCAAATTTATCTAATTTCTTTTGAAAAGATTTATCTGTATCTGATTTAGTTCTACTTGGCTTTTGCTTTCTAACCAATGAAACTATTTTATTAAAATCATGTTTTAAATCATGGTTATATAATTCTCCATCAAGAACAAGTTTCTCGTTATTTTTAAAATAAACACTTAATTCTTTAGTAATATGCGGAACTGCATCAATAACTCTACCATTACGAGTTCTAGCAATAATATCGTCACCCTCTTTCCTTACGATACAACGAATCCCATCAAGTTTTGGTTGGCAATAAACTACACCTTTCTTATATGCTTCTTCGACTTCTAAATGGCGATCATCATAAGATTGTGCAAGCATGGGATCGAAATATGCTCTAGTCTCCGCATCTTCGGGAGTCTTTGCGTAACCCTCTTTAAGCTTCTTTTCCCACTTAGCTTTTGCTTCTAAAATTGTTTGCTCTTCATCAGAAGTCTCATTACTTCTACCTATATTTTTAGCAGTACAAAATGTAGGTTTGTCTTCTGTAAGCTTCATGCCAACTAAACCTTTAACCGCAAAAAATGTATCACGATTAATGTGCATTGTCCATTCTCTAAGCCGACCCTTAGAGTCTATTTTGTATAGTTTTTCTAGTGTTTGCATAGTTTTAGTTTGTCAGGTTTTTATTTAATGTCAAGCTTTTTATTGCAACCTACCATTGCCTTCCATCTGCATCCTAAGAATACTTGATTGACCTTTACGAGCAGTTGCTTGCTTTGCTTTGTCAAAAGCACTAGGATCATGAAATTGTTGCATGACCATAGTTGATTTATCAAGATAAATGTTAAGACCCTTGCGAGGAATTGAGTTTGCAACCTTCTCGCCTTGAGCGATTGATTCGTTAATACTATTTAAGAAAGCTTGTGCCGTGTTCATAGTAATAATACTAGACTAGGCAAGGATTTGTGTCAAGCCTTTTTCTCTTGTTTGAGAAATTTCTCTGAATGAAGCAAGAGTGTGTCTGTCTGCCAATCATTTTTAGACAAAAACTCTCCATCTTTCAAAAGCTCCTTACAATGATCTATTATTTGAGATAAAACTCTTTCCCTATTTACTTCTTCTACTCTTTTCATATTTATTTAATGCACCTTTCTTCATATTTAATTCTCGCTCTATTAAGTCAGATGCTTTTTCGCCAACAGATATTTCGTGATCCTTGGATAGAGTATTTAATAATTGAACTAAACTTTTCCCTGTTTTATCTCTACCTTCATTCCCTGCTAGAAATAAATTATCTTTATTCATTAAAACGAGATCATCTATTTTAATTAAAACATGATTGATCGCATCTTCACTACCTCTGACTCCTAATTGTATTTTCATTGCCAATCTTTTTCTAATATATATTTTTTATTTGCTCGATTAAATCTAAATGCACGATTTTTGATACCTTTTTCATTCTCTGTTAAATAGGCATAGCCAAGGTAAGCATACGAAGGTTTAGATATTGTATCTATTAATATATATTTATTGATTGGAGTTTTATCTATGTTCATTGTTTTTACTTTTTAAATAATTTTTATCGAATATATCATCTTTATCAAACGCATTATATTGTCTTTTAAAATTTTCATATTCAACCCATAAGTTATCATACCAAGTTTGGTGAAGTTGACTCATACCCATTAGCATATTCATTATTTCATCCTCTGAATAACTCCGAGGAGAGTCACCAATCGCATGAATAATAGTGTCAATATTATCTTGAATATTTGACATTTTTCCTATTGCTTCTTCTAGTTTGTTCATTCTCTTTCGGGCGGAAAGCGACCATAGTTTCCCATGCCATCGTAATCCATATCGTCTCCTATATTTGTTAATACTTCTTTATTTATTTCAATCAATTCATCTATTTGTTGTGCGGATAATTTTGGCTCTGAAGTTGTTTTGAAAGAATTAAATTTCTTTAAATTATATATACGCAATAATCTTTTGATGAAATTCATTTCTTAAATTTGTTATCTATCCATACTTTATATGTATATAGTGCCATTAGCATAAAAGTTAAAATCAAACCATCTGCCCATGACAAGTCCCATAATTCTCTTATTTCGCTCATTGGTCTTCAGCAGTTGCCACTACCAATAACTTAACATCCTCGCCATCTCCCGATAACTTAAAATGTTTCACGACTTCTCCATATACAGAACCATCTTCGGGTGCAATACTCACCCATGAACAATTCTGCTCTTCTCCGTCTATTTTATTGGTAATAATATCCCAATTATATTCAATCAATCTAGCTTTTTGATATTTAGTTAGTTTCATGGTTATGATTATCTATTATTTCGTATAAATTGTCAAGCTTATTTTTTAACTGATTAATATATTCAACTTCATCGGGTTCTCTAACATAAAGAAATTCAAGCTCTGCCTCAATATCCTTAATCTGCTTGCCAAGTTCAATTTTTTCGCTATTGTCTTTTATGATTCTCTCCATAATTCTTCAACTGAAACTCGTGCTTCTGTATCTCCACCAATGTAACCGCCCTCAAATCCACTTGCGTTTTCTAATACTGCATAATGTTTATTAATTGCTTTTACTCTGCCTTCTTGCTCAATGTCACATTTGAATCCTACCCAATCCCCAACATTTACTTCAAAAGTTTCTTCCCATTTATTTATTATTTTCATTATTTATTGTCTCCAAATAAGTCATTCCATTCTTCTTCGATTTCAAGATCAGAAATATTATCTAATCCTTCGTACCCATCAACTATTAAGTTTATAATATCTGATACATTCATATTTATTGCCTCTGCTTCTGCAAGATCATATCTCATGTCATCAATAGATGGGTCTTTGTCTCTTATTTGCCTAGCAGTAGTTCTCACTTCCTTAGCTTATTATATTTGCTCCCATTCCCAAAAGCACCTGTTGGAATGCCAACACCGCCCTTACTTCCAATTTTACCCTTGCCTAACTTTTTCTTTCCAATAATATATTTATCTACATTTATTTGTTTCATGTTATTAATAGTATAGTATTCTAGTTTATTGTCAAGTATTTAATGCGTTCATAAGCATGAGGCAGTATTTATCAACTTCAACCTCTATTTCTTTTGATAATAAATCACGAAAAGATTCGCTATTTATATTCGCTTGACTATCTTTATAGCGATCAAGTACATCTAATATTAGTTTATTTAGCTCCATAGTTTTATTAATTGGGTTATTTGTGGATTGCCTAATACAACCCTCTATTATTGAATAATTACTCATTCTTTTATTAAACCTTCTGATTCTAGTAGACAGAAAGCCATTGACTCTAGCTCAAAGCTTGCTTGCTTTTCGGTATGAAATTTATGTCGATCATCTAATCTTTTAAATAAATTACTCGCAACTTCGATTCTTTTTTTGTATGGCAAAATATTTATATCATTAATAATATTTTTCCAAAAATCATAAGAATACCTTTTCCTTATTAATTTATTTGGATAAAAAGTTTTTAAGTTCTTCGGCTTTAAAGGAAACCCTGCTTCCCAACAATTATGTAGATGTTTTTTAGTTGGTAGCATTTCCATGTTCCTCTTGTTCATAATTTTTAAAATGATGCCCATGCTCCTCATAAAAGGAACGCAAAACTTCAGTCGCTTTAATAACAGAGAAATGATAATCCGAACGCTCACCCAAAGCAGATATTTCTGCTTCATTTAAGACTATTGTAAACGCTTCTTCTAAATTCATTTGCTTGGTGGACTTGGCGGTGGATCGCTCGGTGGATTACTCGGTGCATCCGTTGGTGTGAAGTTAGGCATATTAGGCATGATCTGCTCTTCATTCACTTGAATGAAATCCATGAATTGTTTACATAATGCTAATGCTTCATTTTTAACAAAAGATTCACCTTTTTGAGAATTAATTGAATTTTCTGCTTCCGCTAATATAATTTCTAACGCTCGTATGATATTCATTTTAAATCTCCCTGTTCTATTAACCTGTTCATGCACTCCCATGTCGCATCGTATCTAATTTTATGTAATTCACGCATACCAATAATTATATTCATTTTTTGATCTTCTGTCAAGCCTTCTTTTGTATCAAATTCTTTCTCAAGCATTGTTGATAAATCTTCATTGATTTGACCTAAAGAAACAATTAGCTCTTCTAGTTTAAATCTATCAGTCTTCATCTTCTTCCTTGAAGATATTCACATTAACTGCAACAGAATTATCTTCGCTCGTATTGAAAACCCAAGAGAAAGACTTATCTTCCATAATCATCTCTTCTAATTCCCTCTGCGTCATCGGAACTTCTATATTATAGATACTCATTTAAGCAAAATTCGTTTAAGTAAATCCCTTCTGAAACTAATTCATCTTCCGTAAACTCTTTTGGCTCTTCCCATTCTTCATCTGCGAGCCAATAAGTGCCTGTGTATGAATCATACCAAAACTTTTCTTCTGTAATATTTTCGTGCATAGTATTATGTTAGGTTAATAATTAAATGATGTCAAGGTAGAAATTGATTTACTTAGCAACATAGCCGTAAATCGAGGGTCGCTTTCTCGAAATTCTCTCTCAATCTCTTGATTGCTAGGTCTTTCTTTTTTACTTCACATTCCCATCTGACTTCTTTATTTGGCTGAACTGCAATCGTTGGCGGGATGTTGTTGAAAGAAAAATAATCTGCATGAGATCGGGGTTTGTCAGTTTTACCTTCTGACCAATGAAAGACAGGAGCAATGAAATAATCTTCATCTTTAGTTTGATTTTGATTAACCCATGTATATGCACACCTTTCTGCTTGCCACTTTACCGAAAGAACTTTCGATGGGTTACAAGCATCGTGAAGATTATCGTAACACACAGGTATATTTAAGTAATATTTACTGAAAATATATTCACTAAACTTAATAATATTGTCAACATTCCAAAAGCCTTTGTCTTCGTTCTCTATTGTTAGTCTATTAAAAACACCTTGTTTACAACGCATTAAGTTGGTGTAAAATCTCTCTGCGATCTCTTTGATTCTAGCATGGTTTATGGAATCAGGATCGTTGTCGCTTTCAATTTCGGGAGGAGTCGAATTAATGTGGATATTCATGGGTGCAGTATGGTCTTGTGGCAAGCCAATCATGTCAAAGACACTCGCTTGAAAGTTAAGTTCGTTAATGGTTCTATTAACTGCACTTTCATTAGCAGATGCTAAGACATTAAATTGATCGGGATGCGAACCTATCGAGAGGTGAAATTTTTTGGCAATTAAGCCTACTTTTCTTAGTTCATTTTCGATCTTACTTTTATCGGGTAAAAGTTCAAGTGATAAGTCCAAAGTTGCATCGGTAAGTAAAGGAAAGAGAGCAGAACTGAGACGATAATGAGGTATATGACTCCTAATACAATGACACACGACATAGCGAGTGTTAAGAGCATTATGATAAATGCGTTCAGATAGTTGTTTGATTGCTTCATTTCTTCCTTCTTTCTCTGACAAGTCATTAAAACGCTTGCGAGTCATCGTGCGAAATGCGTATTTTTTTGCATCTTTTTCTTTCAATTCTTCGCTGATGCAAGTAAGCCCTAGGTTTTTTGTCATGTTTTAATGATAAGTAAAGCTTTTGTATTTGTCAAGATTATTTTGCTGGGGTTATTGACGAGATAATCGAATTAGCTCCTTGTTGGTTCTTGGTTATAATGGACTCCCCATTGGAAAGTAGTATTTTCCATAGAGTGCCATCTCTGTTTATTCTCTCCTTAACATATATTACTTGAGAAGGATTAATAAAAAACTTTTCATTATTTGAGTCTTCTATTTGTATCATTATTGTTTATTTTTTATAGTTAAATTGAGGTGGTATTCATCTTCTGCTTTTGTTATATTTAAATCTATAGATTGGTTGTTCTCTGAATACATTAAATAAGCAATTATCTTTTCAATAGCAACAGGGCTTAAACCGCCATGCACACTACCCTTTGGATAATCTCCCATGAGATCAATTATATCATTTACAATTTGTTTTAATTCAGACTGATCTTTATACTCTGAATAATCTTCGTTAATTTTTATCATTTCATTCTAATTAAATCATATATAAAACAAGCACCTATCGCCCCT